TAGGGAAAAATTTAATGAAATCCCTGGGTCCCGTCTTTTTAATTAGTGAATTAATTAATGGGATTATAAGAGCAGATGAAGAGACTACTAAATTAGGCAAATCTATGTCTATGACTAAGTCAGAATCTGCTGCCTTTAGATCTAACTTAGAAGCCGCTGCTAATGATAGTGGTAACATGGCAGTTACAGGTACTAAACTAGTAGAAAACTTTACTGCTTTAAATCAACAATTAGGTTTTATAAATAATTTTACTACTGATAGTTTAGTCACTATGACTAAGTTAACAGAACAAGTTAAATTAAGTAAAGAAGCAGCAGGTGGTTTAGTAACCCTCTCTGAAGCTAGAGGTACAAATGCTGAAAGGGATTACAAGGCAACTTTAGGAGCAAGTTATGAGCTCCAAAGACAATCAGGCATACAGCAAGATTTAAAAGGTATTATAGAAAAAGTAGCTAGTACTTCGGGTCAATTAAGAGCTAATTTAGGAGCAAATACAGTTGAGATTGCTAAAGCTGTTACTCTAGCAGGTGAATTAGGAGGTGAACTTTCAGATGTTCAAACTATTTCAAAATCTATTTTAAATTTTGAAGATTCAATCGCTAAAGAATTAGAAGCTGAACTTTTAACAGGTAAAGAATTAAATTTAGAAAAAGCAAGACAAGCTGCTTTAACTGGAGATATAGTAGGTTTAGAAAGAGAAATTGCTGATCAATTAGGTACATTTACTGAATTTAGTAAAATGAATGTTATCCAACAGGAAGCAACAGCTGCTGCCTTTGGTTTATCTTCTGATAAATTATCTGATATGTTATTTAAACAACAGGTGATGGGTAGAAGTGCTAAAGAATTAAGAGCAGCTGGAGAAGACGACTTAGCTAGAATGTTAGAACAACAATCAGCATCCGATAAAATGGCTCAAACTGTTGAAAAACTTCAAGCAGTAATGACTAACTTAGGTACAGCATTTATGCCTGTAATAGAAGTTTTAGGTTTAGCTTTAAGTCTTGTAGGTCTTTTAGTAGGTGTAGTAACAGATTTATTAGCTTTATTCAAAGGTGATTTTGATTTCTCAGCTACTGTAGCTTCAGCAACCTCACTAGCAGATCAATTTACATCTTTTGGAAGTGGTAATAGTGGAGCCTCAGCTTCATCCGAAGGATCTAGACCCGGTCAATCCAAATCAGGAAATTCATCAGGTGGTGGGTCAAGAACAGATGAATTACTAGAAAAATTATTAGCAAAAGATACTAACTTATATATGAATGATTCAAAACTAAATGATGCAATGAATACTTCAAATGTAACATATGCTATGGGTTCTTAAATAAATTAAAATTACAATATTTATAATAAAATAATAATTATGGGAATATTAGATAAATTAACACAAAACGGTTCAAACCTTACTCGATTCGATGGGTCAACTCCACCTGATATGAAAGGTGCTAGTCCCCAATCAACCCTTCAGGATACATATTCTATTAATGGGGTGCCAGATCATCCAGGTCAAGTCCCACCTTCTACATTAGATTTAGATGGGTTAACACCACCTAAATACTTGGATAACTTACCTAAGTAAGATATGCCTTTAGTAACACCACAAAATGAACTAGCATTTCAAACTAGATTCAAAAACCTTCCTTATGGTTATGATAGACCAGGTAAGGGTGCCAATAATGGTACCTTAGGACAACCTTTTGTGGTAAAAGACCATACTAAAGTAAAAACTGAACAATTAAGAAAAACTGGAGGACCGGATTTTCTCGTGAGAGGTGGTTTACTCGCCCCAGTCCGTTCAGTACAGGATGCCTCGCGTTTATTTCAATTATATACGCAAACTCCCGTTGGAACCTTTTTTACCCTTAAACAAAATTTATTATCTCGTATTGGTACAGATATGGATGGAGGGTATACAACTTTTACAGCAGGTAATACTTTTTCTTCTTTATTAAAACCCTTAGGAGGTCCTTTAAATCAAGGTATTTATACCCCATTATCTACTTTAGGTCAAGCTTTAGTTAATGCTGGTGGAATCCATTTATTTAAACAAGGTATAAACCCACTTACAGGAGGTCCTAAATATGAAACTATGATAGCACCTTTAGGTGCTGTTAATAAGGGTTTAGGTGCTGTTAGAGTTAATGAATTAGGTAGGGTTCAATTTAGTAATAACCGTTTAGTTAATTTATATCAAGGTAAAATAACATCTAAAAACGGTTCTAATGATACTGAACTTTTTACCTACAGTGGAGGTCCAGGTTCAGTTTTAGGTATAGGTGATACTGTTATTAAAACCGCTTCTAAAAGAACTTTATTTAGTGGTATAGGTACTATAGGTGCTATACACTATTCTTCTTTTAACCCCAACCAAATCCAATCAGTTTCAGATAATAATAGAAATTTAGCTACTGAAGTAACCTATGTTGGTAGTGGGGGTTCAACATTAGTTCAAGACTTTAGAAAAGAATTATCAAATAATACTACAACCTCTTTTATCTCTGATTCCCCTAATTATCGTACTAAAAATATAGAACAACGATTAAACCAAGGTAATCCTGGAGCTCGTTTTGCTGATAGAAAAGATTATTCTCAAGGAAGACCTGATAATGAAAGAGGAATGGATCAAATCAATTCTCTTTATTTATACAAAAGTAGTGCAGTTACTACAGATAAACGTAAAAATGATATATGTAAATTTAGAATAGCTACTATTGATAATGATGATCCTTCACAAAAAGTATTTTCTCATTTTAGAGCTTATATCAATAATTTTACTGATAGCATGAATGCTCAATGGAATAATTTTAAATATATAGGTAGAGGAGAAAATTTTTATAATTATCAAGGATACGAAAATAATATTTCAATGGGTTTTACAGTAGTAGCCCAATCCATACAGGAATTATCTATAATGTATCAAAAACTAAACTTTTTAAAATCTACATTAGCTCCTGATTATTCTACAGAAGGTTATATGAGAGGTAGTATTCACCAACTTACTTTAGGTGGTTATTTCTATGAAACCCCAGGTATAATTACTGCATTAACATACACAATTCCTAATGATACTCCTTGGGAAATTGGAATTCCTTCAAACAGCAAAGATATTGAATCTGAAGGTGGTATTACTTTTAGAAACCCAGAAGTTAAAGAATTACCTCATAGAATAGATGTTTCTATGGAGTTTAAGCCTATATTCAAATTCCTCCCAGAAAAAGTAAAAGATATAAATGGAGCTGGGAATATTAAACAAAGATTCATATCATTAGAGGATAATTTATCAAACAATAGTTTATATGATACAACCCCATCTAATTTATTTAGAGCAGATGACCATTATATAGTAGAAGCAGAAGAAGCAACTGTTGTTCCTAGAAAAAATTTAACAAATACAACTCCTCCTATAATAAGACAAAACCAACTTCCAGAATAAATGAATCGTTATAGAAATATAAAAATAACTCGTGATTTAGAAGGTACTAGGATGTATACAACAACCAAGTACCCTGAGATTCCTCGTACTGATAACGATATATATGTTATTACTACTGAGGGTGATAGATACGACGTGTTAGCATCTAATTATTTTAACGATTCTTCATTATGGTGGGTTATATCCTCAGCAAATGCTGAATACCCACAAAATTCAATTTCACCCCCAGTAGGAGTTCAAATAAGAATTCCTGGTAATTTAGATTCAATATTATTAGCGTACAATAATTTAAATCAATAAGTTTTATGGATTCTAATATCATTGGAAAACCTCATTTAGAGTATGTTCAAGATCAAATAAAATTACGTCAAGAAATTTTAGGAAAAAAATCTAGAACTTCTTCGGATATAGCTTGGATGAACGGAAGAACTTCTTGGGTAAAACTTACATCTGGAGTTGATATATCTGATCAAAATATAGCAGTATATAATACAGGTAGTAGCGAATGGGAGACTGTATCTAATGATGGGGCTGAATTTAGATCTAAACTTCTAGAAATCCCAGAATATAGTGGTAATGAATTATCATCCCAAATGGTACTCCAGGGTGGAGTTTTAAATGAAGATGGTTCTCAGAAATTTGGAGTCTCTGAAACTAATTCTTTATTACCTGATAATACCTCAAATTATGGTTTCGGTAAGTTTGGAGCCCAAGCTATGCCGGGTATTACATCATTTACTAGTGAGACTACTAATAAAGGTAGTTTACGTTTTGCTAATCTTCAAATTAGAGCAAATAGTACTAAACAATTTGAATATATTGAATCTTTATATCTAAGATTAGGATATACAATGTTATTAGAATGGGGTAATTCATCATATCCTACAATAGATACAGAAACTTCTTCAACAGTATATGAAAAATCAAATTTTAGTTTATCTAGTAAATTCTTAAACAATCCACCTCAAAATTCTCAAGGAACTCAATTTTTCTATACTGAAATAGAAAAAAACAGAAAATCATCTCAAGGTAACTATGATGGTTTTTTAGGTAAAGTTACAAATTTCTCTTGGGAATTTACTAAAGAGGGATATTATTTAATTTCTTTAAAGTTAATCACTATAGGTAGTGTAGTTGAAAGTTTAAAAGTAAATATAGTTCAAGACTCTGGACTTTTTACTAGAAACCAAAACTCATCTCAAAAAAAAGATCAAAAAGAAAATGTTTTATTAAATCTAATAAATCAACTTGTTGATCCTCTTAGAGAGAATCTTGACACAAATCCTACATCATTTTCTCCATTCATTTTCAACAACATCGCTGGTGCATTACCTGCTAATATGTTATTTTCTTATTTTTTTGCTGAAACAGAAACTACTTATAGTTTTAAATCAACAAAAAGTGAACAAATAGTACTTAAATATTTTAAAGATGCTGGAGAGGATAGTATTACTGACCCCCAGATTGAAAAAGCATCAACAACAATAGATGCTTGTGCTGCTCTTTTTGGGTCTACCCACTTTGTAAAATATCTTAGATTTGGTAGTTTACTTAGTCTTTTGAATCAACAATTTCTCCTGTATGGTACTGATGAAGAAGGTGAACCCGTTCTTTTTAAATTAGATACATCTACTAACCAATATGGGTTTAGTAATAATAAAAGCATCTCTAGTGACCCTAGTAAATTAATAGTTAGGTATCAAGGAGATTATTTAGGTACTGAAATAGAAATTTTTAATGATGATCCTAATACTATTGAACAATTTCATGATATAGTAGAAAAAGTAGATGTATGTAACATCATGAATCTTTACTTTTCTCAAGAATTTATAGAAAGTGTAATTAATTCAAGTCTTGATAGTGAAACTGGATCCTTAAACTTATATAAATTTATAAAATCCTTACTTAATGAAGCTAATATTTTATTAGGTGGAGTAAATAAATTTAATTTTAGATTAGTAGATAAAAATTTTGGGACTTATGAAGATCCCAAACTTATACAAGTAGTTGAATTTTATGATGAAGTTTCTCCTTTTGAAGTAGAAAACCTGAGACAAGCCCAGGAAGAAGAGCCTTCTTTAGTAGTATATGGTTTTGGTGAAGAAACTAATGGTAATAAAGATGGTAGTTTTGTTACAGATTACCAATTTAAAACAGAAATTACCAATAAATTAGGTAATATGATATCTGTAGGAGCTCAAGCTAATGGTCAAGCTGTAGGTGAAGATGCTACATTATTTAGTAAATGGAATATTGGATTAGTAGATAGAATATTACCTCAAAAATTAGATGTTGATCAAAAAGTAAAAAAATCAGATGAAGTTACTACTGGATATTTAAGATTAATTTCTGCCTATAGAGATTATTTTAACTCATTTAAAAACTCTTCAGATTTTGCTGTTAATACTGAGGAAGATAATAATGTTTTAGTAGGATTTTCATTTGTAGATTTTGTTGAAAATGCTATTGGATATGGTTTTCCTAATTGTAATATTACTCCATTAAATAGTACTTCTACCTCTCTTTCAGGATTTATAGAAACTCAAAAATCTTTCTTTCAAAAATATTATGCTTTAGAGGCAATAGGAAAAAAAGTCCCAACGCCTTTTATAGGCTTTGTCCCTGTTGGATTTAATTTAACTTTAGATGGACTTTCTGGTATTAGAATATTTGATAGATTAAAAATAGATAGTAGATTTTTACCTGCCAATTATGGAGATACTTTAGATTTTATTATAACTAAATTAGATCATAGTATAGTAAATAATAAATGGCATACTAAAATAGGTACAATGTCTGTTCCTAAATTATTTGATAAATTAGAATTAGACTTAGAGACTATATTAAACTCATTACCCCCAGTAACAACTGGGTTTGATAGCTTAATAGGAAGTTATTCTTACAGATATAGTGCTTTAGCTACTTTACTTAGAAGAACTTTAACTTATGCCCAAGACAAACAAAAAATTTTTTCAACAAATGGTAATTTAAACCAACCCGATTTCCTTCGCACCCAAGGAAATGATGCTACAGGTAGAAGTTTCCAACGATCTCCATTAGTATCCATAGCTAATGTAACTGGGTTACCAAATGGTAGCATACAGAAACAACCTACATTTGCCCTTCAAGAGTTTGCTAAAAGTGGAACATCTTTTAATATTCTACCTACTTCTAAAACTTCCGCCTTTGATTTTAAAATTCAAGAAACTAATAAAACTTATTATGAAGGTAATTATTATTTAGCAGAATCTGCAGCTAAAGCACTTTTAAAATTTGGCAAATTTTTAGAAGCAAACTATCCTGAAAAAACATATACTATTACTTCTGCTTATAGAAGTTATGCTCACCAAGAAGGTATGCAACCAACAGACCCTTCTTCAGAAACTATTACTGCTAAGGCAGGAGGTAGTGCTCATGGTTGGGGTGGTGCTATAGACATAAGGCAATTAGCTACAAAGAACGGAAATAATAATACTAGTAATCCTACAGCAAACCAAACTACAAGAATAACCTCAGAAGATTATGCTATTTGGGAGGAACATGCCCCTAAATTTGGTTGGTATAACCCTCTTAGATTAAGAGATGGTGTTGGTCAAGATGAATCCTGGCACTGGGAATTTTGGGGTAAACCTGGAAAAACACTTAGACAAAACTCTATAACAGAGGTTAGGTTTAATTATAGTACTATAAAGGTCCCTACCCTAAATGAAAATGCTACTCTTGCTTTAGGTCAACCTAATAAAAAAATAGATGAAAAAACAGGTAAAGTAGTTTTTGTAACCGAATAATAAATGTAAAATGGTCTACTACCCAAAATCTCATATAACCCCTAATTTATATTCTAATGGTGAATTAGCATATGAGAATACTCTAGCCCCATATACAGGACAATACTTTAGTACTTTTGATGGTAAATTCTTTACAGGTAATTATCCTGGAGATGGGGAAAATCTACAACTAATAAGCTTAAACCAAACTCCCACATATCCTTCTGAAGAAGAATTTGAGGATAATAACCCTGAAGATCCAAGGTTTTTCCCTGGAAATCAAGATTATAGTATTTTAAAAAAGGTTCAATATAATCAAGGTATTGCAAGTCAACCTATAACATTTTATCCTTCACCAACTAATGAAGATTACGAAACTGGAGAATTTACACGTCATTTTGCTAAAAAATCAAATGAAGAAGCTTATTATGAAACTAATGCTCCTTTTAAAAATACCTTATATATTGGTTTTTCTTTACCTTGGAAACTAACAGGAGATAAAGATAAAGTATTTGAAGTTAATAAAAATATAATAGAATTAAAACAACAACAATTTAAAGCATTTGGGCTTGGAGCCTATTTAAAATTTAATTATATTCAATACTATAAATAAGATGGTATTAAGTGTTTTGGTTAATAGAAAATAAAGAACAATTCGAGGTTTTAAAAAATAGTGGTTTTAAAGAAGCGTTTATAGAGGTTATTTCAAATAACCCTTATCAACACCCATCACAAAACTCAATTATAGCCTTTTATATACGTCCAATTAAAGGACATAAGGGTTATATTTTACCTGTTTCTCATCCTGAATGTGAAAACTTATTTGAAGATGAGGTTTATTTATATTTAAAAGGGTTAGAAAAAATATATGTTAGGGATAAAAAAGAATTCCTTCACTATACAATTTTAAATCCTCTTATAGACATAACATTAGGATCTCCTCCGTATATACTTCCACTAACAACCGCTCATACCACATTATATAGAAGATTTCCGGATTTATTAACGGTAAACCAAATCGTGCCAATTACCAAGCATTATGAAGTTTGTGAGCAAATATATGATGATTTAGAGCACCGCATTAATACCGTGGTAAACCCGTTTTATAATGACCGAGTTACGTTAGTATTTAATGCAATAGAACGTAATGGAATAAAAATAAATAAGAATGAATTTGAAAAACACTTCCACGAAACAGAAGACGAATTTATCTACACACAATACAACTTTAAAACACTTACAACCAGACCTTCAAACAAATTTAACGGCGTTAACTACGCTGCTCTCCCCAAAGATAATGGGTGTAGGAAAAGTTTTATACCGCGTAATGATGTCTTTTTTGAATTTGATATTTCTGCTTATCACCCTACCCTTAGTGCTAAGCTTGTGGATTATGATTTTGGTAAAGGAGATATACACGAAAATTTTGCTAAGATGTATAATGTGGATTATGCAAAAGCAAAAGAATTAACATTTAAACAATTATACGGAGGAGTTTTTGATAATTATAAAGATTTACCGTTTTTTAAAGCTACAAGTGAGTATATACGTACGACCTGGGAAACTTTCCAAGCAGAAGGTGTTATAACATGTCCAATCTCTAATTACGAATACAAACGTGATATATTAGAGAATATGAATCCACAAAAATTATTTAACTATATTTTACAAAATATGGAAACGAGCTTGAATATCGAAATATTATATCGTATATTTAAGCTATTAAAAGGTAAGAAAACTAAATTAGTTCTTTACACATATGATTCATTTCTACTTGATGTAGATAAAAGTGAATTAGATATATTAAAGCAAATTAAAGAGGTTTTTTATAAATTAAAACTACAAATAAAAGAAAAAAATGGTATCAACTACGATTTTGCCTAAATACGACTATATTTATGGGACAGATATACATTCATCCCCAAATAATATAGATTTGAATAATAAGTTATTTTGCACATTTACTAGTCTTGAAAACCTTGATGGGTTAGTAAATAATTTGCAATCTCAATATACGATCATGTACAACAAAATGTTTGTACTGCATATAAAAAGTAATAACGAATATGTTGTTACTTACAATGTTGATCAGGGTAATGTATCTTCCATTCCAGATAACACAATTTTAGTTCATCGTAAAAAAGATAGTAATACTCTTTATACTATTAATGCTTTAAACGAGTTAATTAAACGTTTAAATGGTGGTGTAGTAGACTCTCGTTTTAGAATAGACTGGCAACACTATCGTAATACAATTCTATTAACTCAACAAAATGAGCTTAAAGAACTAAAAACAAAAATTCACACAATTATTGAACTTTAATTTGGATTTATCCAAAACGTTTCGTATATTTAGTTATTAATTAAAATAAGTTATAAACATGGATTTAGACGTAATCAAGCAGCGACTAGAGGCGCTGGAAAAACCTGCCTCTAACAATAACAATGGTAAATCATTGTTTTGGAAACCGTCAGTAGGTAAACAAACTATTCGTATTGTTCCTTCTAAGTTTAACAAATCAACTCCATTTAGTGAATTATATTTCCATTATGGTATTGGGAAACCAGTAATGATTTCTCCAATTAATTTTGAGGAAAAAGATCCACTAGTAGAGTTTTCCAAAAAACTCCGTCAAACAGACCAACCTGAGAACTGGAAATTAGCTAAAAAACTCGAACCAAAAGTTCGTTATTTTGCTCCTGTTATCGTTCGTGGTATGGAAGATGAAGGTGTTAAAATTTGGCAATTTGGTAAAGAATTATATTCTTCATTCTTACAAATGGCAGTAGATGAGGAAGTAGGTGATTTTACTGATGTGGCTTCAGGACGTGATATTAAGTTAACTACTGTAGGACCAGAAGTTACAGGTACTAAGTACAATAAAACTACTGCTACTCCATCAATGAAGCAAACCTCACTAGATGATGATGCTTCTAAAGTAGAATCTTTCTTAACTAACCAAGTAGACCCACAAGGAGTATTTAAAAAAGTTCCTTATGAGGAAATGAAAACTAATCTTGAAAGTTGGTTATCTCCAGAAGATAATCACCAAGAAGGTGATATTATTGATGATGAAAAGGAAGTAGAAACTCCACAAACTAATTATTCGCTTAATACCTCTACAAATAATGTTAAACAAACTAAATTAGATAAGTTTGATAGTTTATTTGATGATGATAGCAGTAGTAAAGTAGATGATCTACCCTTTTAATTATGGCTAGAAAAGCAAGTAAATCACTAACAGCAGCTGTGTCTGCTGAGATTAAAAGTAAATTTGATCTAGGTAATTTCAAAGATAAGAAAGGTCTTAGTGGGAACGTTAAGTTTAAACCCCAACAGTGGGTCCCACTAAGCAACGCCTTCCAAGAAGTTACTTCAGTACCTGGAATACCTACTGGACACATCTGTCTACTAAGAGGTCATTCAGATACAGGTAAAACAACAGCACTTATTGAAGCCGCTGTATCAGCTCAAAAAACAGGTATCCTCCCAGTATTCATTATTACTGAAATGAAGTGGAATTGGGAACATGCTATGCAAATGGGTTTAGATATTGAAGAAGTATTTGACGAAGAAACTGGTGAATTAATAGATTATCAAGGTAATTTTATCTATGCTGATCGTGAAACTATTCATACAATTGAAGATGTTGCTGCTTTTATTCTTGATCTACTAGATGAGCAGAAAAAAGGTAATCTACCTTTTGATCTAATGTTCCTCTGGGATTCTATTGGTTCAGTACCTTGTGAGTTATCAGTACGTTCTAATAAGAATAATAACGAATGGAATGCGGGTGCTATGTCAACCCAATTTGGTAATAGTGTTAACCAAAGAATTACATTATCACGTAAGGAAAGTTCAGCATATACTAATACATTAGTTTGTATTAATAAAGTATGGACAGCAAAACCTGAATCACCTATGGGTAAACCAAAGTTGATGAATAAAGGTGGGTTTGCTATGTGGTTTGACGCTACATTTGTAGTAACATTTGGTAATATTGCTAATGCTGGAACATCTAAGATTAAAGCAATTAAAGATAAAAAGCAAGTTGAATTTGCTAAACGTACTAATCTTCAAATTGATAAAAACCATATTAATGGTCTTACTACTAGAGGTAAAATTATTATGACCCCACATGGTTTTATTAATGACTCAGATAAGGATCTTAAGAAATATAAAGATGACCATACTAAAGAATGGAGTAAAATCCTAGGTGGAGGTGATTTTGATATTATTGAGGAAGTTTATGAAGAACCTACACCACAGGTATTCACAGAACAAGAACCAAGTTAAATTATGGCAAATAAGGATTTATTAGAGCTCCTCAATAACATGGATAAGGAGCCGGAGACACCCTCCTCACCACATGAAAGAGTTTTATTTATTGACGGTCTAAATCTATTTTTTAGAAACTTCGCAATGCTTAATATTGTAAATGAGCATGGTGTTCATGTAGGTGGACTAGGCGGATTTGTTCGATCATTGGGGACTCTAATAAATGCCATTCAACCCACATCTATGTATATTATATTTGATGGAGAAAATTCATCAATGAATCGTAAAAATGTTCTTTCAGAATACAAGGCAGGCCGTCATCAGTCTCGTATTACAAACTGGGAGATATTTGAAAATGTGGGGGATGAACATGATGCTAAACTAGATCAAATTGTAAGATTAATCGATTATTTAAAGTGTCTCCCTGTAAAAACCATAGCGCTCGATAAAGTAGAGGCCGATGATATTATCGCACATTTAGCAACAACTATCACCAATAATAATAACAACTCCCGTGCGTTTATTGTTTCAAGTGATAAAGATTTTATTCAATTAACAAGTAATAAAATTTGTGTGTACCGTCCTATTGAAAAAGATTTTTATACCCCTGAAACTGTAGTAAATAAATTTAATGTTTTACCTGAGAATTTTATTTTATATAAAGTACTTATGGGTGATGCTTCAGATAAGGTTCCTGGTATAAAAGGTTTAGGAGAGAAAAAGTTACGTAAATTATTCCCTGAATTAAATGAACGTAAATTAACTTTAGATGATATTATTGAAATAGCCGGAGAAAAGCATAAGGAACATCTTATATATTCTCGTATTGTATTTGAAGAAGATAACCTTCGTAAAAATTACAAAATCATGGATTTACATAATCCGATGGTAGATGAATTAGAAAAAACGTATTTAGAAGAACAAATAGATGTTAATCCACCCGTGCTAAATGCAAAAGCCTTTCTTAGATTTTACCAAGAAGATGGGTTACGCCATTTAATTAAAAATCCTGAATTTTGGGTAAATAACCAGTTTCAAACATTAAATAGTTTTATAGATGACTCTAAGTGATTTAAATAAGTATGGTTCAGCATTTCAAATTAAGGTTATTCATTCCTTACTTAGTCGTAAAGAGTTTTTAACTAATATTCATGATATACTAGATTCATCTTATTTTGATAACCAAGCTCATAAATGGATAATTGATAATATTCTTAAATATTATAATGATTATCATACAACACCTACACCTGAGGTACTAAAATCTGAATATGAAAAAGTTACTAATGATGTTTTAAAAGTATCTATTAGAGAACAGCTTAGAGATGCATATAAAATAGGAGCTACAGATTCAGAATATATTGAATCTGAATTTTCAGCATTTTGTAAAAACCAACAACTTAAAAAAGCACTATTAGGCAGTGTTGATTTACTTAAAGCGGAAGATTATGACTCAATTAGAGGATTAATTGATAATGCTCTTAAAGCAGGTATGGATAAAAATATTGGACATGAGTACATGAAAGATATTGAATCACGTTTTAGAGTAGAACAAAGAATTACTATACCAACTCCTTGGCCTCAATTTAATGATATTTTACAAGGTGGTTTAGGTAATGGTGATTTTGGTTTGATATTTGGTGGTCCTGGTGCTGGTAAATCTTGGTCATTAGTTGCTATAGCAGGTGGTGCTGTTAAAAAAGGATTTAATGTAGTATATTATACATTAGAGTTAGGTGAAGAATATGTAGGTAGGAGATTTGATGCTCATTTTACAGGTATTCCTTCTAATGAAATTGCAATGCATAAAGATAAAGTTGTAGATATAATGTCTAAGTTACCTGGTAAACTTATTATTAAAGAATTCCCCCCAAATAAGGCATCTATGTCAACAATTGAGTCACACATCCAGAAATGTGAAGATTTAGGTACTAAGATAGATTTAGTAGTTATTGATTATGTTGACCTTCTTCGATCAAAGAAAATAAGTAAGGAGCGGAAGGAAGAAATTGATGATATTTATATAAGCACGAAAGGATTAGCCCGCGAGCTTAATATCCCAATTTGGTCAGCTTCTCAAGTTAACAGACAAGGAGCTTTAGATGAAGTAATTGAAGGACATAAAGCAGCGGGCTCTTATGACAAAATGATGATAACAGATTTTGCTGCTTCTATTAGTCGTCGTGCAAAAGATAAACAAACCGGAGTTGGTAAACTCCATATAATGAAGAATAGATACGGAATGGATGGACTTACTTATAACGCTGCTATTAATATTGCTATTGGTGATTATAGAATCATTAGTGATGCAGAGTTTGAAGAATTATCTGGTTCCCCTGAATTAAATTCAAATGAAAGTTCTACTATAAAAGATAATTTCAGTTTATCTGAAAAAGATCAGTTACGTAATTTTCTCAATTCATAACTTTTTAATTAACAAATTACAATGGCAAAAAAAGATCTTTTGCAAGAACGCATCGTTTACAAACCTTTTGAATATCAAGAAGCAGCCGATTATTGGTTAAAACAACAACAAGCCCACTGGTTACATACAGAAGTTCCCATGATGAGTGATATTACAGATTGGAGCTCAAATTTAAATGAAACAGAAAAAAACATTATAGGATCTATCCTTAAGGGTTTTGCTCAAACAGAAACAGTTGTAAATGATTATTGGTCAGGATTAGTAACTAAATGGTTTAGAAAACCAGAGGTTATAATGATGGCTACAACCTTCGGTGCGTTTGAAACAATACATGCTGAAGCATATTCACTATTAAATGAAACACTTGGACTTGAAAACTTCGATGAATTTTTGGAAGATGAGGCTACGATGGCTAAAATTGAAAATCTTACTACTGTTAGGGATAGTTTTAATGGTAAAAAAGATCTCCACGAAATTGCTAAATCACTCGCTGTATTCTCCGCATTTACCGAAGGAGTTAACTTATTCTCTTCCTTTGCCATACTCTTATCTTTTAAGATGCGAAATAAGCTTAAAGGAGTGGGTCAAATTGTTGAATGGTCTATTAGAGACGAATCCCTTCACTCAGAAGCCGGATGCTGGTTATTCAGAACACTTATTAATGAAAACCCAGAAATCAAAACCCCAGAACTACAAGCAGCTATAAATGAAGCAGCTTTATTATCTTTACAACTTGAATTAGATTTTATAAATAAGGTTTATGAATTAGGTGATTTAGAGGGTTGTCCAAAACAAGATTTAATAAACTTTATTAAAAATAGAGTTAATGTAAAATTAGGTGATTTAGGATATGATCCTATTATTGAAGGTGTTGATTTAACAGCCGTAGAAAGAATGAGTTGGTTTGGTGCTCTTTCTGGAGGTAAACAACATACTGACTTTTTTGCAAACCGAGTAACTAATTACTCAAAAGGCCACATGGAGTGGGATGAAAGTATATTTTAATTAATTATGGATAACAATATAATAGCCGATTACTCCCAATGGGAAAGAGGTAAAGACTACCCTGAATTTTTTGATGATGTAGCTTTATCTACAATATCAAAAGGGTATTTAATGCCTGGGGAAACTCCTCGTAAAGCGTATAGGCGCGTAGCTAATGCAGTAGCAGAAAGATTAAATCGCCCTGATTTAGCTAGTAAATTTTTTAAATATATTTGGAATGGATGGATTGGTCTCGCTAGCCCTGTTCTCAGCAATACCGGTACTGATCGGGGTTTGCCTATTAGTTGTTTTGGTGTTGATACTCCGGATTCGATACGTGGTATTGGTCTCACTAACGCAGAACTTATGCGACTTACTTCCTATGGGGGAGGCGTGGGAATATCCCTTAGTAGAATTAGAGGAAGAGGAGAAGGTATAACAGGAAATGGAGTCTCAGAAGGAATTGTCCCTTGGGCTAAAATTTATGATTCAACTATTATTGCAACTAATCAAGGTTCAGTAAGACGTGGAGCTTCTTCTGTAAATTTAGATATTAATCATAAAGATATTAAAGAATTCTTACAGATTCGCAGACCTAAAGGTGATCCTAACAGACAATGTTTAAACTTACATCAAGCTGTAATGGTGGATGATGCGTTTATGAAGCGCTTACAGGATCGAGACAGCGAGGCTATGTCGTTGTGGTTAGAAATACTTAAATCACGTGTAGAAACGGGTGAACCATACATAATGTTTAAGGATAATGTTAATAAAGATAATCCTTTAGCATACCGCATGAATAATTTAGATGTTTCTATGACTAATATTTGTACTGAGATTACACTCCATACAGATGAGGAACATAGCTTTATTTGTTGTTTATCTTCTCTTAATTTAGCTAAATATGATGAATGGAAAAACACAGATGTAGTTGAAGTTGCTACTTACTTCTTAGATGGTGTAATGGAAGAATTCATCCAAAAAACTAATGGTAAAGATTCTATGGTTCGTACCCATAGAAGTGCTAAAAAAGGTAGAGCATTAGGTTTAGGAGTAATGGGGTGGCATACTTTTTTACAACAAAAGAATTTACCTTTTAACTCAATTGGAGCCACAGCTTGGACTCATACTATTTTTAGTGATATTAAAACTAAAGCTGAGGCTGCTTCCCGTCAAATGGCCTTAGAATATGGAGAACCTGTTTGGTGTAGAGGTACAGGTATGAGAAATACTCATTTATTAGCTATTGCCCCTACAGTATCTAATTCTCGAATCAACAGTTGTTCAGCAGGTATTGAACCTCAACCTGCAAACATTTATGTATTTAATGGTGCTAAAGGAACTTTTATAGTTAAAAACCCTGAATTAGAAAAATTACTAAAGGAAAAAAAACATAATACAACTCGTGTTTGGGATCAAATTATGGGTGATAATGGTTCTGTAATGGGTTTATCTAATGATATCCTTACCGAAGATGAAAAGGAAATCTTCATGACATTCCCAGAAATCAACCAATTTTCTCTAGTTCAACAAGCAGCAACTCGTCAAAAATACATTGATCAAACACAATCATTAAATTTAGCGTTTGACCCAACAGATTCCCCCAAATGGATTAACCAAGTCCATATGGAAGCTTGGAAATTAGGTGTTAAAACTCTATATTATCTTCGTACAGATTCAGTTATTAAAGGTGATTTAGGTTCTCGTACTACAGAAGATTGTTTAAGCTGTGATGGGTAGTAATATTTATTAATGTAATTTTAAAATAATTAATTATGAAAAAAGTATTAAACTTTATCAAAAAAATCTTTATAACTATTAAAGATTGGGTTATAGCTAACGGAATTGAAGGTGTAGTAGGTTTAATTGCCGGTCTTATCTTATGGGCTTTTGGCTACAAAATTTATGCTGGGTTTGCTTTTGGTGTATTTGCAACTCGTAATTGGGATATTGTAAAATTAAAGGTATCTAAGCTAATAAAAAAGTAAATTACTTTATTTAAAATGCCAAGAAGGAACGCAATTTAGCGTTCCTTTTTTTATATTTATAACTATGAATAAAGCTACAAAAATATGTTTAGGCATATCAGTTGGAATTATACTTATATTCTTTATATTAGAAACTTTTCTTGTATTTAGAGTATTTGAGTTTAGTTATTTTTTAGCTGAATTTGGGTATGGATGTATAATTGCCCTAATTCCTTTCTTTTCTTATATTATTTGGGATTTTAATCGTACTTCTAAATTAAAAGAAGCAAATATTGATTTACAATTAAATGCAATTGATAAATCAAATATAGTAGTAGTACTTAATATGGAAGGGAAAATTTTATCTCATAATAGCAACTTTTGTACTACTATGGGTTATACAGAAAAAGAATTAAAAAACAAAAACCATAGATATATGGTTCCTAAAGAGTATAGCAATAGTTTAGACTATCATGAATTTTGGAAAAGACTACAAAGAGGTGAAACTATTAGTGGTGAATTTGAAAGAATTGCTAGGGATGGTACTTCTCGTTGGTTATTTGGTAATTATACTCCAATAAAAGATCCTAAGGGTGGGTATAATAAAGTTTTAAAAATAGCAACAGATACAACTATACAACACAATGCTGAAATTGAAGTCAACCAGAAAAATTCTTATTTAGAACATGCTGCTAAAATTTTAAGACACGATATGCATAGTGGAATTAACACATATATGCCTAGGGGGTTAACTTCTTTAAAAAGAAGAGTTTCTGCTGAAAAAATTAAAGAATTAAAAATAGAAGCTCCTTTAAAAATGTTAGAAGAAGGTTTAAAACATACACAAAGAGTTTATGCTGGAGTTAAAGAATTTACTAACTTAGTAAAAGAAGATGCTCAATTAGATATGGAAGATCATAATTTAGCAGTTATACTAAATAATTATTTATCTGCTACATCTTATATTAAGCAAGTTAAAATTAAAAGTTTACCTGTAGTAAATGTAAATGAACCTTTATTTTGTACAGCAATAGACAATTTAATTAGAAATGGGTTAAAATATAATGATAGTTCTACTAAATTAGTATCTATTTATATGGGTAATGATTCTACTTTATGTATAGAAGATAATGGAAGAGGAATGACTAATGAAGAATTCCTTCAATTATCAAAACCATATACTAGAAAAGCAGGGCAAAAAGAAGGAGGATCAGGGTTAGGATTAAATATATGTATCGCAATATTAAAAGAACATGGTTTTGCTATAACCTCTGAAAAAACAAAAACAGGAACTATATTAAAAATAAAAATTAAAACAACATGATAAATTCTATATTACTTATAGACGATGAGGATCTATTCCACTTGGTATTTGAAGATGCCTGTAGCATCTTAGATATAACTTTATCTCTAGAAGCCCTTAATTCTTCAGATGAAGCTAATCTTAAATTTAAAGAATGGTGGCCCGATGACCCTAATGAAGAACGCCCCGAATGTGTATTTGTTGATTTAAATATACTTGGTTCATCTTTTGATGGAATTGAGTTAATTCGTAAAATTAATTTTGAGTATGGTAATGGATGTGTAATAGGAATTATATCATCATCAGATGACAATCAAGAAATTGAAAAAGCAAAAGCCGCTGGAGCTCAATTTTGGATTATTAAATCAGATGATATTGAACCTCGATTAGAAGAATTTATGACAGATTATGATGCTTATAAAGATAGATCAGCTGAATTTAAAGTTTATAGGTAATGATAGAAATAACAGAGCATGTAAGAAATGTTCTACTAGAGGTTGCTAAAAAAAGAAAAATCTATGTAGAAGGAAATTTCCTTAAACTTCTTAAAGCCCCAAAAGGTGATAATGAATTTGAGAAATATCTTGAACTCTGTAAAGAAAAAGATACTACTAGACGTAAAAAACGTTTAGAGGTTACGAAACAAGTTCAAAAACAAAATGGAGAACTTGTTGAAAAACAAAAAGAAAATGATACTCTAATGAAGGAGCTTCAAGTAGCATTAGAATCATCAAATCAATTAAGAGAAAAAGCAGAAAAGGGTAAGGATAAAGCATTAGAAGATTTAGAAGTAATGCAAAAGAAAACCCAATTTGAACTAATTAGTACAATTGTGAAAGTTGCTTTAGTAGTAATAGTTGGTGTGGGTATAATTACTACAATTATGTATGCTATCGCACTAACTTCAGGAGCAGATACTCAAATTATAGGATCAACCTGGAGTAATATGTTTGGTATTTTACTTACAAATGCATTTTCTATTGTAGGCACAATTATGGGAGTTAAATACGCAACAGAAAAAGAATAAAATGAGCCCTCAGATATTAGATAATCTTAGCACAAAGACTTTTTATGATCTTCTATCTTTACCTTTTAATAGAGATATTAATAATAGTAATCAAATAACTTCTGTAGTAAATTTTAATAAGCTTGCCCCGGAATTAAAATTAGTTTTATTATCATTACCAATGGTGCAATATACTGGTGATTTCAAAGCTGGTGGATTAGACTCAAAACAAAGATTATATTTAATGAGTGAATTAGATAATACATATCTAATTGATACTCTTCACTCAAATTATGCCCAGTGTGTAACTAAGCTTACTAATGTTCCGGATTTAAGTAATAAAGAAATTACATTTACTGGGATTCAAGAAGATAAAAACAAAAGCATTAATTTAGTTAAAAAAAGTGAAAGTTATAGTTTAATATATGATGAAATAGATTATATTATTGAAATTGTTAATGAAAATGATGGAACTTTTACAAGTATTCAATATGGCGATAATTTTGTTATGGATACTGTGTTAGAAAAAGAAATTTTAGAGTTTTTCTATAAAAATAAATAATATGTATAAGCATATAATTTGTTATACTTAATGGTTTTTATATGCCTAATAATATAAAAAATAAAATCATGGCCTTTAAAGATATTTTTAAAGATGATAATAACGTAAATGAAAAGAATGTTATTGGATTTATGGCGTTTGCTGTAATGGTAATATTTGCTATAGTAGACTTAGTAACAGGTTACTTTGGTAAAGACTTAGTAATTCAAGAATTCATTTATAACTCATTTGTATTTATCACATTAGGTTCATTTGGTATCGCAGGATTAGAAAAATTTGCTAAAAAATGAAAAATAGCTGTAATTGTATAGTATGTAATTGTCACTTTACCTGTGGATGTTCATGCTGTAATTGTAATTAGTAAACTTATGAAATTATCTAAAAACTTATCTTTAGGTGAATTTACTAGATCTTCAACTGCAAAACGTAGAGGTTTAGATAATACTCCTAAAGGCAAACATCTAGAGGCAGCTAAATTATTAGCTGAAAAAATATTTCAACCAATTAGAGAACACTTCGCTAAACCTATTTTCATTTCTTCAGGATATAGAAGCCAAGCTTTAAATGAAGCAATTGGTGGCTCCAAGACTTCACAACATTCAAAAGGTGAAGCTATTGATATTGATATGGATTATCGAAATGGCCCAGAAAATGAAGAAATATTTCATTATATTAGAGAAAATTTACCATTTGACCAATTAATCTGGGAATTTGGAACTAACGAAAGACCTGATTGGGTTCATGTTTCATATAATAGTGATGGAGAACAAAGAGGCCAAATCCTATCAGCTAAAAGAAATTCCAAAGGAAAGACTTATTACGAAAACTGGTCAATATGAAAACTTCCACTATAACTTTCTTAACCGTCCCTATTTTGACACTATCTTTTTTATGCTCTTATTTTATGGAGCTTACTATGAGTAACGCTGAACAATATCTTGGCTTAATAGCTGTTGTCTTTATAGATGGTTTTTTTGGTATAGTAGCTGGAATTAAACGTGAAGGTTTTCAAACAAGAAAAGCAGTTCGTGTATTACAACGTGCTATAGGTTGGGTTATGTTTTTAACAGTAGTATTAATGGTAGAAAAAGGTTTTACAGGAACAGCTTGGCTTAGCGAAGCAGTTATCATACCGTTCATTATATTACAAATAATCAGTGCCCTTAAAAATGCATCTATGGCTGGATTTATAAAAGCTGAAGAATTAAATAAATTATTAGATCGCATAGATAACCACAAGGGCTTTAGAAAGTAAACCCCCATGTGGAAAAAAATCCAAAAAAGGATATTTCCTTTTATAATCGCATCCTCTGCCCTGTCAGTTTCTGCTTCGGCCGCTTTCTATTCAGTTAGCGGTCTTAGCAAACTTTTTGCTGGGGCTACTTTAGCTGTAATAATTATGGCTACTTCATTAGAAGTAGCTAAATTAGTCATTGCATCCCTACTCTACCAGTATCGTAAATCAATCCCTAAATTATTAAAATACTATTTAACAATAGCTGCTTTTGTTCTAGTATTAATTACTAGTATGGGTATTTATGGTTTCCTTTCAGCTGCCTATCAAGAAACAGCAGCTAAAGCAGGAAGTATAGATTCTCAAATTGCTTTAATTGAAACTAAACGAGATAATATTAGGGAACAATTAGCGGTATACAACGCGGAAAAAAGCACCATTAACGGGGCAGTATCTGATTTGAGGTCTGGCTTATCTAACAATAAAATCCAGTATAAAGACAAGGAAACTGGTCAGATTATCAACACAACTTCTAGTTCAACTCGTAGGGCATTAGAAAGACAATTAGACCAAGCTATAGCTCGTCAAACTGAAATTAATACTAAAGTAGATAATTTAAATGAACAATTATTTAAATATGAAACTGAGATAGTAGAAGTAAAAACTAATAATGACATAGCAGGTGAATTAGGCCCCTTAAAATATCTCTCAGGATTAACGGGTATACCAATGGATAAAATTATTAATTGGTTACTTTTAACTATTATATTTGTATTTGATCCTTTAGCCATTGCTCTTGTAATTGCTGCTAATTTTGCTTTTGAAAAATTAAATCCAAAAGAAAATATTTATGGGGAAAAACTTACAGATGAAGATAATGATGAAGAAATAATTAAAAAACCAACCCTAAAAGAAAAAATTCTTTCCTTTCCTATAAACCCTGCTTTAATCCCTGGATGGGATGGTTTATTAAAAAAACATACCCTACCTACCCTTACTGAAGAAGAATATGTTAAAACTAAAATGGATAACTTAGAAAATAAAATTGCTTTAGGTGAATTTAGGAGAAGACGAATAGAAAAAAAATTCCATGATGATTATAAAAATCTAGAAGATGAAGATTTAACTATAACATATTAAATATTTGGAGGGGCGAAAGCCCCTTCGTATATTCACGGTGTTAAATAAGGCAAGAAGCCACAAAATAAAGGTTATGAAGCAGTTAGTTAGATTTTTCGATTGTGAGTTAACAGGTGATAAATTAGCAGTCATTAGAGAGAATGGTGTTGAAAAGTGTGTTACCGAAGGTGAAGGATGGGATGTATATGCTTTATCAATGGCTGAATATGATCGCCATCATTTAGTAAGCGAAATGTATTAATTTATTTGGAGACCCGAAAGGGTCTTCGTATATTTACGTGTTAATAAAAATAAAAGTTATGAATGTAGTTAGAAGATTTACGTGTGAGTTAACAGGAGACAAGTTAATGATAGTTGAAGGTCCCGACTTTCAACATTACTGTATGTATGATTTGGATGCCCAATAGTAATTTCGTATATTTAAGTAATACATTAGATAAATGAAAATAGTTAAAATTCCAACTGAATCAATCCAATTAAAGGATAAAGTAGTTCCTAAACACGTAGTAATCTTTCAAGATAAAGTAGTACATACTGGGACTAAAGCACAATGTCATCGTTTTGTATTTTATATGGAAGGTGCTTCGGATGAAATGATTTTAAGTAGACTAGATTTATCGAAATGACGTTTAAATTCGGAAAATATAAAGGTTATACTTTAGCTGATGTTGAATTAAACGATCCAGGCTATATAAGATGGGCTAGACAAAATGCTCCTAATCTTATCCCTAAATCAACTCCCCCAAAAGATGAATTTGGATACCTAGATGAAATTACCGATTTTCGTTCATTAAAGGATTTACAACAGACATTATTACGCAACCCAGGAAAACCAGAAGATGCCTTTTAGATTTATTAGAGAAGAAGCTTTAACCCAACCACTCGATGTAGTCTATAAGAATTTAGCGCGATATCAACCGCTAAATTACAATCGCTTTATGTGGTGGCGCAGTCATACGGATGGAATTAAGCCATTGGGTAAACGCGCGACTTTAAAAGAGCGTATTGTTAATGGTGATTTTAATGAATCATCATATTTTATGCAAGCCCAACTATCATTACATAATGCTAAGGACAAAGTTAACCTTAATAAACACAATCATTCAGACCAATTAGAGATATTAGCTGTTGATCTTGCTCGCTATAAACGTCTAATGGAGGATTATTGGAAAGAAGAAACCACTCGTTTAGAGGCATTATATGATGCATTTACAACAACATTCAACATAACCCGTTTAGAGCTTGAAGAAGAACTTTGCAATTGGCCTGGAGAGTTATTATCTTATTACAAATATTGTATGGAATTTAAATACGAAACCCCATACTCAGTTAAAAAATCAAAACGAGGAAGACCTAAAAAAGTGAAATAATAATATGAATAAATTAGATGAACAGTATAGAGGCATTTTAGCTGAACTCCTGCATAATGGTAAAGAAAAAGGTGATAGAACAGGCACTGGAACTCTATCTAAATTTGGAATGCAAATTAGACATAAAATGTCAGATGGTTTTCCATTACTTACTACTAAAAAAATGGCAGTCAAAACAATGGTGACTGAGTTAAAGTGGTTTTTAAAGGGAGATACTAACATAAAATATCTTCAAGATAATAATTGTAAGATATGGGATGGTGATTATAAAAAATCTGGTAGAACAGATGGTGAATTAGGTCCTATTTATGGTAAACAATGGAGAAATTGGAGTGGTAATGATCAAATAGCTAATCTAATTACTGAACTTAAATCTAATCCAAACAGCAGAAGATTAATGGTATCAGCATGGAATGTAGATGAATTAAATCAAATGACCTTACCCCCTTGTCATTATGGATTTCAGTGTTATGTAGCTGATGATGAACTATCTTTAATGTGGAACCAACGTTCAGTAGATACATTTTTAGGTTTACCTTTTAACATTGCCAGTTATGGATTATTGTTAATGTTATTATGTGAAGAAACTGGTTACAAACCAGGAAATTTAATTGGGAATTTAGGTGATACCCACTTATATTTAAATCATATTGAACAAGCAAAAGAACAAATTAGTAGAGATGGGTTTGATTTACCTACTATTAAGTTATCTAATGTAGATATCTTAAATGGAGAATGGGATTATGAGATTAAAGGCTACAAATATCAACCCACAATTAAAGCACCATTAAGTAATTAAATTATGATTGAATTTTTAAAACATGCATTAGGCTTTTGTGGAGAGCATTGGCACCCAAATATTTTTACAGTTATTTTAGGTGGACTTGGAGTAACACCTGCTTTTAATTATATTTATTATAAAGTAAAAAGTTACAATGATAAAGGTTAGCCATGAAACCCCCTTGTGTTTATTAGAAGATAGTCGTCACTTTAATGATTATGATTATTGTCTTCCTCACTTACTAGATCAAGAAGAAGGTTATCTAGAATATTTCCTTGATGCAAAAGCTCAAGAAAGATATATTATTATGGATAATTCACTCCATGAATTAGGTAAAGCATACAATACTGATCGTTTATTACACTGGGTTAATGAATTAAAACCAGATGAGTTTATTGTTCCTGATGTATGGGAACAACGAGATGCTTCTGTAGTAAATGCTCGTAAATGGTCTCAAACTATACTTCCTGAAAATACTACTAAAGTAGCAGTAGTTCAAGCACAAACTATTCATGAAGCTGCAACTTGTTATCAAACATATAAAGATTTAGGATACAGGAAAATAGCATTTTCATATGGTGCTTCTTATTATAACGATGTAGTCCCTCATCCAAATAAAGATATCGGTAAAGCTTTAGGACGCCTTTCAGTAATTTCAGCTTTATACAAAACTAAAGTTATCTCTCAAAATGATAGGATTCATTTATTAGGGTGTGCTGTACCACAAGAATTTGGTTGGTATAAAGGATTTGATTGTATTGAATCAATTGATACTTCAAATCCTGTAATGGCTGCTTTAGAAGGTATTAGGTATACTAATTCTGGTTTAGATAAAAAACCAAAAGCAAATATAAATGATTATTTTTTTATGTTGAGCAATGAGGTAGATTATGATTGTTTAATACATAATGTTTCTAAATTTGGTGAAATTAATGATTTATAAATTATGAAAACTGAATATAAAAATGGGAAATTAATTATTCCTATAGAAAAGGGAGATATTATGTTAACTGGAAGGTTTAGAAATAAGCCTATTAAAGTCAAAACAGTAGAAATAGATGATTTAGGACAACCTACAGTAAATGGAAGTCCTATTTTAAAATTTAGAATACCAAAATTAATGTAAAATGGCAAAATTAACAAGAACAGTAAATTACTCAGACTTCAGATGGGAAGAATATGTGCTAACAGAAGAAGAATTAGCACAGTGGAAAACAGGTGATGAAGATATTCAACAAGAAATCATAGATGATGCCGATTGGGATCTAGTAAGAGATAAACCAATTGATGATTACGGAGATGTAGAATTTGTAGAAGACTAAGTTAAATAAAAGAATACAGCGTTTGCCTATACGCTTAAAATACCTGGCTTATAAAATGCAATTAAAAATGATTTTTGAACAAGGAAAACACGTAGTAGTATCACTTTCAGGTGGTATGGACAGCTCAACACTATTGCTTAAAGCTTTAGATGAGTATGAAACAGTAACAGCTTTATCTTTTGACTATGGTCAAAAACATAGAGTAGAGTTAGAAAGAGCTCAATCACTAGTAGATTATTTAAATGATAACTTTTATGAAACTAATCATAGGGGAGATGATTTTGGTAAATATTCCCCTATTAATTATCGAGTTATTAAACTTGATGGCTTAGTTGATTTACTCAACTCAGCCTTAGTTGAAGGTGGAGATGAAGTGCCTGAAGGGCATTATGCTGAAGATAATATGAAAGCAACTGTTGTTCCTAATAGAAACAAAATATTTGCTTCAATAACTCAGGCAGTTGCTTTATCAATAGCAACTACTAAAAAAGAAATTACTAATATTGCTTTAGGAATCCATGCAGGTGACCATGCAATTTATCCTGACTGTCGTCAAGAATTTAGAGATGCAGATGATGCTGCTTTTAGATTAGGTAATTGGGATAGTGAATTAGTAGATTATTGGACGCCTTATCTTGAAGGAGATAAGTTTACAATTTTACAAGATGGAGAAAGTCTCTGTCAAAAATTAAATATTGACTTTGATGAAGTTTATAAAAGAACTAATACAAGCTATAAGCCTTATCCTAGTGGTAATAGCGATTATAAGTCTGCAAGTAGTGTGGAGCGTGTTGAGGCCTTTATTAATCTTGGGAGGCCTGATCCAATACAATATGAAGATGATGAAGGATTGGCTTCTTGGGAAAAAGTTAAAGAGCACGTATCCAAAATCTTAGCAGAACATGAGTGATAGAGAAATAATGGACGCAAAAGGGTTTGGTAGAGTTCATATACCTGAACCTAAAAAACAAGAATTACCTGATGCTCGTAAACATCAAATAATTTCATTTATTAAATCAGGATTTCGTATTTTAGGATATGGACTTTTGATTGTAAATTTGCCACTTGCAGTAGGGGTTCTTATATTTAGTGAAATAATAGGAATTATAGAAGAATTAGTTTAAATTATAAAGATATGAAATTATTATATTTTTCTGCACCTTGGTGTGGACCGTGTAAAATGTTTGGACCCTTGATGGATCGATTATCATCTGAAGGTATGAACATTCAAAAAATTAATATTGATGTTGAAAACGAAATCACAGCTCAATATGGAATTAGAAGTGTCCCTTCGGTTATTAAAGTAGATGATAGTGGGAATAAAATAGATATGTTTGTAGGTGTAAAAGATATTAACTTTGTAAAACAATTCTATAATGGGTAAATTTCAGTCAAGTAAAGTATTTGATGGATTCTCAACTGTGTTCCGTCAGTGGAAGGCAAATACAACTCATTGTCGATTTCTTCATGGTTATGGAGTTTCGTTTAAAGTTTATTTTGAAGGTGATTTAGATCATAGAAATTGGGTTTGGGATTTTGGTGGTATGAAACGTGCTAAAACTCAAATTGATGGTATGTCCCCTAAAGCATGGATGGATTATATGTTTGACCATACTTTAGTTTGTGCTGAAGACGATCCTGCCCTACCAGAATGGGAAAGACTAGATAAGGAAGGTATAATTCAATTAAGAGTTGTTGAAGCTACAGGAGCCGAAAAATTTGCTGAGTATATTTTTAATAAAATTAATAATTTTGTTCTCGAAGAAACTGAAGGTAGAGTAAAAGTTACTAAAGTTAAATTTGCTGAACATGGTAAAAATGCAGCCTACTATGTTGAATCCTAAATTATGGAATAAAACGGCCCCTTTAGGTCGTATTAAAGATTATGACAAAGTATTACCTATTCTTGAGATCTATAGGTGTGTCCAATCTGAAGGGTCTAGATTTGGAAGACCTACTATTGCTGTTCGTACTACTGGCTGTACTCATCGATGTTATTTTGGTGAAGGTGGGTGGTGCGATTCTTGGTATACTTCAGTCCACCCTGAAAAAGGTACCTTTACATTTAACGACATTATTAAAATTTATGATGAAAATCCTCATGTTAAAGAAATGATGTTAACAGGTGGTAGTCCTACTATGCACCCTGCTTTAGTAAATGAAATAACACATTTTGCAAATGAAAGAGGTATCTTAATTACAATTGAAACTGAAGGTTCTCATTTTCTCGAAACAGATTATCCACTAGGTCTTATTTCTCTTTCTCCAAAATTTAGTAATAGTGTTCCTGTTGTTGGAGCTGCTACCCCTAATGGGTCAGTTACAAATGAAAAAATGGTTAAAACTCATAATCGTCTTCGTCTTAATACTGAAGCAATTAAGAAAACTCTTAGTTATCATAATGATTACCACTTTAAACCTGTTTGGGATGGTACAGATGAAGGTCTTGCTGAAATTGAAGCTTATAGACTAGAAATTAATGTTCCTAAAGATAAAACATTTATAATGCCTGCGGGTGATACTCGAGAAACTTTAGTTGAAATGTATCCTTTAGTATTTGAAATGTGTGCCGAAAAAGGATATAACATGACTGGTAGAGATCATATTATAGCGTTTGACACTAAAAGAGGAGTATAATAAAAATTGTTTAAATAAAAAAAAAATGTCAATTCAAGTTTTTAAACCAAAGTATCGTACAGAAGAAATCTTAAAAGAAATTACAGAATGTCTAGAAATTGGATGGACAGGAATGGGTTTTAAGACTGAAAAATTAGAAGAAGAATGGAAAAAATATACTAATTTTAACCATGCACATTTTATAGCTTCTAATACAGTTGGGCTTCAAATTGCTCTTAAAGTCCTTAAAGATGTTAATAAATGGAAAGATGGAGATGAAGTAATTACTACCCCTCTTACTTTTGTTTCTTCAAATCACGCTATTTTATATAATGATTTAAAACCAATATTTGCTGATGTCGATGATCAACTTTGTTTAGACGTTAAAAGTATTGAATCTAAAATTACACGTAAAACCAAAGCAGTAATGTTTGTTGGTATTGGAGGTAATATTGGACAATATAATGAAGTTAAAAAATTATGTGATAAACATGGTTTAAAACTTATTTTAGATGCTGCTCATATGGCAGGAACTAAGGTAGATAGAGTATTTCATGGAGTGGCAGTTTCTAAATCTCATGTAGGATGGGACGCTGATGTTTCCATCTTTAGCTTCCAATCAGTTAAAAATATGCCTACTGCTGATGGAGGTATGATTTGTTTTCAAAATAAAGATTATGATGCTTTAGCTCGTAAACTTTCGTGGTTAGGTATCAGTAAAGATACTTTTAATCGTACCAATTCTAAAGGCAGTTATAAATGGGATTATGATGTAATTGATTTAGGATTTAAAGCTCATGGTAACTCTATTATGGCTGCAATGGGATTAGTAGCATTACGTTATTTAGATGAAGATAATAGTCGTAGGAGAGAAATTTGTAAATTATATGATGAAGGATTTAAAAATGAAAAATTAATTCAACCTATTCTTCATAATAGTAAATGTGAATCTTCTCGTCATTTATATCAAATTAAAGTTTCTAATAGAAACGAAGTAATGGAATATTTAAACGCTAATGATATATTCCCTGGAGTACATTACAAAGACAATACACAATATGATTTATATTCAGAAGCAAAAGGTACTTGTCCCAATGCTCATAAGCTAAGTGAAGAAATAATTTCACTCCCTCTTCATATGTTTTTAACAGAAGAAGATGCTAAAAAAGTAGTTAAAACTGTTATTAAAGCTATAAAACGATGAAAATGGAACTAGTAAATTGTCTAGAACAATATTGGGAATTTGTCCGTCAATTAAGAACTAACCCCGATAATCAAGGAGGTTTCTTTACTCAAGTTAACATCACTCCTGAACAACAAAAAGACTTTATGTCAGAACATCAATGGGATTATAAAATTTGTTTAGTAGATGGAGAACCTGCAGGTTATATAGGTTTATTAAAAGGGCATGAAATAACCTATTGTGTATCATCTAAATTCCATGGTAAAGGTATAGGAACATTTATGATTCAAGAATATACTCCTCGTTGGGCTGAGGTTGATGCTTATGTAAAAACCGATAATATAGCTTCTCAAAAGGTATTTGAAAAGCTAGGATGGGAAAAACAAATTTATTATAAATTCAAAAACAAATAATGTATACTTATCACGCAACATTAGATAGAGTAGTAGACGGAGACACAATAGATGCTCTAATTGATTTAGGATTTAATACTTTAAAAAAAGTAAGAATCCGAATGATGGGGATGGATGCTTGGGAATCCAGAACTCGAAATAAAGAAGAAAAGAAAAAAGGATTAGCTGCTAAAGCTCGTTTAATAGAAATTCTAGAAGAAAACGAAAATAAATTTATTTTAGTGTCTCATGGAGTAGGAAAATATGGTCGTTGTTTAGGGGAAATATATGTTGAAAATACTCTACACTCTAATAACCCAAACACCCCAGAAATTAGTGTTAATCGAATTTTGATTAATGAAGGTCATGCTAAAGAATATTACGGAGGAAAACGATGAAAGAACTAATTTCAGCTAAAGATATCCAATTTCAAACAAAAATAATTGGTAAACAAATTACTGATGACCATAGAGGAGATAAAACTCCAATTGTAATGGTTGGTTTATTAAATGGTGCTTTTGCGTTCTACAGCGATCTAGTACGATCTATGCCAATTGACGTGGAATGTGATTTTATGCGCGTTAAATCGTATGTAAACCGTAAACAAGGTGATATACAAATCACTAAGGACTTAGAAACACGTGTTAAAGGAAAACATGTTTATATTGTAGATGATATTTACGATACTGGAAATACTATGAAAGCAGTTATTGAATATTTAGAAGTCAAAAAACCAGCTTCAATTTCAATTGTGTCTTTAGTTACTAGAGCAACATCCCCAATCCCAAAACAAAAATCATATCATGCATTTACTATTGATGATGAATGGGTAGTTGGAATGGGAATGGATAATGAAAAAGGTCATATGAGAAATTTAAATTCAATTTGGGCTTTGTAAAATTAGTTTTGTATATTCACATAAAATAAGTTATAATACATGGAAAACAAACGTAGAAAAATCCACGAAGAACTAGAAGTGGTACAAGAAGGGTTTGCTAATGGAGTAGCTCCTGGTTTCCCTCTTAATATAGATCAAAAACAAGAAATGATAGATGAAGCTACTGAAGCTTATGGTAAGTTTTTAGATGCTTTAAAATGTGATTGGAGAAATGATCCAAATTCAATGGAAACTCCTCGTCGAGTATCTAAAGCATATGTAAATGATTTATGGTCAGGTCGTTATACAGCAATGTCTCCTATTACTTCATTCCCCTCAGATGGTTATGATGGAGTAGTTATTGAAAGAAATATTCCTCTAACATCAATGTGTTCTCACCACCACCAAACAATTGGAGGAGTTGTTCATATTGGTTATATTGCTGGAGAAGATGGTCAAGTAATTGGTTTATCAAAACTAAATAGAATTGTAGAATTATTTGGACGTAGAGGTGCTATCCAAGAACAATTAACATCAGCAATACACAATGCTGTATCTAAAATTACAGAAGGTAATTTAGGTGTAATTGTTACTATTGTCGGAACTCATAATTGTGTTTCGTGTCGCGGAGTAAAACATCAAGGAGCAGCAATGGTTACCACTAAAGCATCAGGAGCATTTAGAGATGATCAAAATAATGCTCGTAAAGAGTTTTTTGATAGTTTAAAAATTAATAACGGAGGACATAACATTTAATTTATGAATTTTAAAGAAGAAGTAGAATTAGAACTACGTAATAGTTTAGGTTTGCTAAATTCACTTAGAGACCGAGACCAATTATCAATGACCCCAGAACATGAATGGGCTGAGTTAACAGCACAGCGTATAGCTGATAAATTTAAGGGTAGGTACGTTCCTTTTGTAAGCGAAGTAGAAGAATTTAATGCAACAATGGGAAAACCTAATAATTATGAGCCTAATATACCTGAAAACAAAGCTGAATGGATGTTTGTTTATGACTTCATTCTCGAAGAACTTGAAGAATACAAAGCTGCCTGCGAAGCAGGTGATATTGTTGAGGTACTTGATGCTTTATGTGACATTGCCTACGTCTCGATTGGTAACGGAACTATGCTTCATGGTCTTAAGGATAAATTATGGGATGCCTATCAAGAAGTACAAGCGTCGAATATGTCTAAAGCTTGCTCAAGTGAAGAAGAAGCACAAGAAACGGTTAAAGTTCGTTCCAAAGAGCAAAATGAACCATGTCACTACGAAAAGGTTGGAGACTATTATATTGTCTATAGAAGTCGTGACAAAAAAGTAATGAAGAATATTAATTATTTCAGACCTGATCTAAAACAATTCTTTTAATGTATAAAAAATGTTATCAAGGTGAAAAATTAGGCCCAAACCATTTTGAAATGCATTTATGGGAAAGCGATGGTAAACATCAAGTTGCAGAATATAAAAACACAGCTTATGTTAACTGCCCCAAAAAAGAACACACTTTAAAAGGTCTAAATGGTGAATTTGTAAAACCTATTACAAATTGGTATTTTACTAAGAATGCTGAATATAAATATAAAAATACTTTAGGTCTCCATTTTCACGATATGCCCCCTTATCAAAAATTTCTTATTGAAAGATATGGAATTAATGATGACCCCTCTACAGGACATAAGGAAATATTTTTTGATATAGAGTGTGAAATGGGAGGTGCACTTACTGAAGAATATATTGAAGATGCTCCTAAACCAATAACTTCTATTGCTTGGTGGGATAAACAAACAGATCTCTGGGCAATCATTATTTTAGATAAAAAAGGTCAATTAAATCATACTAAAGCTAAAAACAAAGAAATAATTCCTGTTAAAACTGAAGTAGAATTATTACAAACTTTTGTAAAACGTTTTAAAGAATTAAATCCTGATATTATAGTTGGGTGGAATAGTGATTATTTCGATATTCCTTATCTTTACTACAGAATTGAAAGAGTATTATCTAAAAAAATTGCTACTAGTTTATCTCCTCTTGGGATTGTTAAAACACGTAAATCTGCTAAATATAAAGATCAAGTTACAGGTGAAGTAAAAGCTAGATGGTATAAACAAGATATGTATGTAGATATTATAGGTGTAGAATCTTTAGATTATATGCGCTTACATAAAAAGTTTAGCTTTAGAGATGAACCTTCATATAAACTAGATGTTATTGGTGAAAAATATACGGGGTTAGCAAAGATTGAATATGATGGTAATTTAGATCGATTGTTTGAAGATGATATTCATAAATTTATTCAATATAATTTTCGTGATGTCGAAATTCTTAAATTATTAGATGAAAAACTAGACTATTTAGCTCTTACTAAAAACTTATCACATAAAGGTAAACATAACTACAGTGAAGTATATGCTAATACTAAAACCCAAGATGGTGCTATCTCAGCTTATTTATTAAGTCAAGGAATTGCTCCTCCTGCTCGTGACCCCAACCCAATTAATAAGAAAAATTATGCTGGGGGATATTTATTTTGTCCTACAGCAGGTATTTTTAATTATATGTTTGATGAAGATTTAACATCACTCTACCCATCAATTATTATGTCTCTTAATATTGGTAAAGAAACTTTAGTAGGAAAAATACTATTTTCGGATGAAAAAATAAATGTTGAAGGAAAAGAAATATTTAATTGTAGATATGCTTTAAATGATCTAAAAAAAATGGATCAAAACCTACCAGTTTCGGTTCAAAATGCTAAACGTCAAACTACTGAAATTAAAATTAAAGATTTAATTGAGCTAATTGAAAGTGAAAATCTAGCAATTTCAGCTAATGGTGTAATGTATAGAACTGATTTTGATTCAGTACTATCTACTATTTTGAATAAATGGTTTCAAGAAAGGCTTGTATTTAAAAATAAAATGAAAGAAGCTTATAAAGCTGGTAATAAGGAATTAGGAGAATTAATGCATTTAAAACAACATACAATGAAGATCCTTCTTAATTCACTTTACGGTGCTACAGCATTAGGTTCATTTAGGTATGGTAATGTAATCCTAAGTGAAAGTATTACCCTTACAGGTCAACGTATTATCCAAGAATCAGCGGCTTTTGCCAACAAACATATGAACCAAGTAATGAGAGGAGAAATAGAATTATGATAAAAAAACAAACACTAAGAAGGGGAGTAGTAATTAAATGTGAAGGTGAACTACTATCTAAAGAAGAAATTATAGCATTAAGTGAAAATTGGAATGAAAACCAAGAAATGTTTTTTAGAAAAATGCTAAAACAAGGTGGAAGATTTACTTTAAAAAAACAAAATTTTCATATCACCACTCCAGACTTAATTTATAATAATAAAGGAGAAATTGAAACCACCTTATCTACTAATGATGAAGAATGAGCACTTTAGATTTACATGGGGTCAAACATGCTGAGGTAGAAGAAAAATTAACTAGTTATTTTTTCTGGGAACAACCAGGACATAAACAATATACTATTATTACTGGAAATTCTACTAAAATGAAAGGTATAGTATTTGAATGGCTCAATAAATATGAATATAATTATTTTATACCATCCCATAATTTAGGTGAAATACAAGTAAGCGAATGAAAAAACCGGACAATTTTGCAGAAAATAAAGCATTACTTCCTTATGGGGATAGTGTTGCTGCTCCTGTAATTCGTCCTGAAAATATAGATGATTGGAAACTTAGAGGAGTTGATAAAGTAAACAAACAATTTAAAACTAAGTTTGATGAATTAAAAGAAGAATTCAAACAACTTTTAAAAGAATATCAATGGAATGAACTTGTATATCAATCTAAATTTAGTTATGAACCTATAATAGGTGAAACTTATCACCTTTACCTTGGGAAGGATGGAAATCCTTTCTTATCTTTAATAGCACCAAATGAATGGAATAAAGAACATATTGGTTCATTTAAATTAAATAGTGAACAAAAGTGGATTAAAGTATGAAGCAATTAGAAAGTACACCTTGGTTTATCTGTGATAAAGAAGATGAAAATTACTGCGTTTATGTAGATACAGATTCTAATTATTACAATGCAGAACCTATGCTTAGAAAACTCTATCCCAACTTTGATAATATGTCAGAGGAAGAAAGAGATGAAAAGTTAGAGGATATTGCTCTTAAATATCAGGATTTAATTACTAAGTCTTACGATACGTTAGCATTAGAAGCATTTAATGTCCCTAAACATAGACTTGAGATGAAAACAGAGTGTATGATTCGTGCTGGGTATTTTAGAGCTACCCGTAGGTATGCTCAATGGATTACTAAAAAAGAAGGTGTACCAACAGATGATTTAGATATTAAAGGATTAGAATTTATGAAATCCAATTATCCTAAAATATTTGGAGACTTTTTTAAAGATGTGTTGCAAAGAGTTATTAAAGGAGCTCCCCAAAACGAAATAGATACCCTACTAAAAAACTTTAGGACTAAAATCCTTATAGATACTAATATTACTATATTAGGTAACCCTACTCGTGTAAAAACATTAGATAAATATTTAGCATCATCTCCTCGTCCCGGAGAAATGTTTTCTTCAATCAACCAAGGTGCTCCTGCTCCTGTAAAAGCAGCAATTAAATATAATGATTTACTTACATTTTGGAAGTTAGATAAACAACATTCTAAAATTACTCAAGGTGATAAAGTTAAATGGATTTATTTTAAAGAAAATCCATACAAAATTGATGCACTTGCATTTTTAGATTTTGATCTCCCAGAAAAAATTATTACATTACTGGATAAATATGCTGATAAAAATAGAGCATTTGAGTCTATTTTAGAAAGTAAATTACAAGGGTTTTATAACGATTTAGAATGGGAATTAAATATGAACCCCTACCGAAATCTAATTTTTAGTTTTTAATATGATAAATAAACACGACTTACAATCAGTTATTGGAAAATATCATTTAAATGGATTAGTAGAATCTGTTAAATGGACTATTGAAAATAACGCATTAAATATTGATTTCCAATCACCTAATAAGGATATGATTGGACGCGTTAATCACGCAAATTTCCCGTTAGAAAATGGCGAAATGGCGGTATATGATACCTCAAAATTAAATAAATTATTAGGGGTTACTAGTGGTGAATTATTTTTAGAGTTAGAAAAAACACAAAAAGTGTTTACTAAACTCATCATCTCAGATATGAATTATACTCTGAATTTTTCACTAACAGATTTATTACTTATCTCAAGTGTAGGTGAAATTACAGAATCAGGTGAATATGAAATTATTAGTGAATTAGACTCAGAAAGTATTAATGCTATTATTAAAGCCCATAACGCACTTGAAAGCGATAATGTAATAATTAATATTGATAAAGATTTAGATTTACAAGATGTGTTAGTTTTATCATTTGGTGATGTCTCTAATCACACAAATAAAATCGATTATCAAGTACCTAATACAACATTAAAAGATGTTCCTTATGGAACTGAATTACCCTTCAATTCATCAATGTTTAAAACTATCCTTAATAATAATAAAGATGCTACCAAAGCAACTATGAAAGTTAATACTAAAGGGTATGTAAAATTTGAATTTGAAGGTGAAAATTGGAGCAGTTATTATTATGTTGTGCGGAAGGCAGATATTTAATATATGTATACTAAAATAACATTGTAGCTAGGGCGCGCTGTTATATTTTTAATTAATCGAGTAGCTTAGGCACTCACAAAATAAATGATATGAGTACATTAGAACACTTAGAACGTTCACCGTTCGACATCCTATTTAGGAATTTCTTCAATTCTGAAGATCAATTCGCTCCGGCGTTAAATTCAAAACAACCACATCCTTTAAACATTTATTACAACGACGAAGGTTTACACTTTGAAGTCGCTTGTACAGGACTTACTAAAGAAGATCTTGATATTAGTGTTGAAGGAGATTTACTTAAAATTAGTTATGAAAAACCAAAAGAAGATATAGATCTTTCAGGTTATATTTATCATGGTTTATCAAAAAAATCATTTGATTTAGGATATAAAATCTCTCCAAAATACAACTTAACTAAAATAAGTGCGGAAATGGAGAATGGGTTATTAAACCTTTTAATCCCAATTTCAGAAGAATCAAAACCAAAAGCAATAAAAATCAAATAAAAGTTATATAAAATAAGCGTGTCCTAGCGCAATTTTATTCGTATATTTACATTAAATAAATAAAAAAATAGTTATGGCTAAACCCAGCAAATCAAATTTACGTTTTATTAAGGATCCAGCATTAGCTCCTTATTATATTCAATTAGATGATCATTGTTACATTGCTCAAAAATCCTCATTTTCTGAGTCAGGTAAGGAATATCAAAACACTATTGGCCATTATGGTAGATTAGGAGCATGTCTTGAAGCAATTGCTCGTGATAGTGTTAAATCCAAAAGTTATGATTCATTAAGAGAATTTATAGAACGTTTTGAGGCAAAATCACACGAACTTAAAAATATTATTAAATTATGATTGAAGCATTATATAATGCGGTTGTAACAACCCCCGTAGAAATGGAGGAAACAATGTACGGAAACATTGTAGTACCTGATTTAGGAAATGACACTAATAAAACTGCTAAAGTAGCAGCTGTTGGCCCAGGATATACTGCAATGGGCGGTACTTTTATCCCAACCCAACTTAAAGAAGGAGACATTGTAGTATTACCTACAATGGGATTCACCAAATTTGAGTTTGATGGTCAGGAATATTGGATTGGTAAAGAGAATGAAGTTTTAGCTAAAATAAATAAATAATGAGTAAAATAATTGAATTTGGTCCTGACGCACGTAAACAGTTGGTTGCAGGAATTGATAAATTAGCGGATGCAGTGGTATCAACTATGGGTCCTAATGGTCGTAATGTAGTTATTTCAAAACCCGGAGAATATCCCCAATCAACTAAAGATGGGGTTACAGTAGCAAAAAGCATTTCACTAGAAGATCCTATCGAAGAATTAGGAGTTCAAATGGTAAAACAAGCTGCTATTCAAACCGCAAATGTTGCTGGAGATGGTACTACTACTTCTACTTTATTAGCACGTGAAATGGTTAAAGCTGGATTACAACATTTAAATAATGGTGCTAATGCAGTTGATATTAAACGTAGCATTGATAAAGCTGTAAAACAAACTGTAGGTAATCTTCGTGAATATGCTGAAGAAATTACATCTGAAGAACAACTAGAACAAATTGCTACAATCTCAGCAAATAATGATCCTGAAGTAGGTAAATTAATTGCAACCGCAATGAGTAAAGTGGGTAGAGATGGTGTTGTTACTATTGAAGAATCAAAATCTGGTGAAACTTATCTTGAAACTGTAGAAGGTATTCAATTTAATCGTGGTTTTAAATCACCTTATTTTGTAACTAATAATAATACAATGACAGCAGGGTTAAGTAATCCTTATATTTTAATTGCTGACCATAGATTTACTAAGATTAAAGAACTCCTTCCAGTACTAGAAGGCGTATCAGGTACAGGTCGTTCACTATTAATTATTGCTCAAGATATTGATAATGAAGCACTTGCTACATTAGTTGTAAATAAAATGAGAGGTACTTTAGCTGTATGTGCTGTAAAAGCACCTGAATTTGGAGACCGTCAAAAACTACTTCTTCAAGATATTGCTGTTTTGACAGGAGGTGAAGTATTTAGTACCGAAAAAGGGATGAAACTTGACAAATACTCTTGGGATTGGTTTGGTGAAGCCCGAACTATTAATGTAACTAAAGAACAAACTACAATTGTAGATGGAAAAGGAGACACAGAACGAATTGAAGCACGTATTGAAGAATTACAGCAACAAATCGAACAAGCGAATTCACCGTTCGAAGTTGAAAAACTTCAAGAAAGGCTTTCAAAGTTCATCGGGGGAGTAGCAATCGTTCATGTAGGTGGTAACACTGAAACTGAGATGAAAGAAAAAAAGGATCGTGTAGACGATGCTTTAAATGCTACTAAAGCTGCTATTGAAGAAGGTATTGTATCTGGTGGTGGTGCTGCTTTATTATATGCTAAGGGTGCTATTGAAGGAAATGATATAGGCTCCCAGATTGTTAAACAAGCATGTGAAAAGCCCTTTGAACAAATTTTAACTAATGCTGGTTATACTTCAGCCGAAGCTCAAATGATTGGTAAATACCAATTAGTAGATTCAGGTAATGATATCTGGGCAGGTTATGATCTTAAAACTGATAAGGTTGTAAACATGAAAGAAGCAGGTATTATTGATCCTACAATGGTAACTCGTTCAGCACTTGAAAATGCTGCCTCAGTAGCAGGTACAATATTACTTACAGAATGTACTGTAGTAGATAAACCCAGTGATCAACCTAACGCAGAAATCGATCCTATGAGTATGATGGGAGGGATGATGTAATGAAAAAAGAAATCAAAGAACATAATGAGCTAATCGCAATTAGAGTTCCACCTGGTGACAGGTGGTCTCTAGTTGATGATTCAACAGTCCATAAAACAATTACAGATGCTTTAGAAGCTTGGTTTGCTAAAACTGGTGAAAAAGCTGAGTTTAGACTTGCTCCTCTAGAAAGTAAGTTGTATGTTATACGTAATAAAGAGGTAGAAATTAAACCACCTCCAGTTAAAAAATATAACCTATATGGTGACCGCGACTAAAGATCACACTTTATTAGTTGAAAAGTATCGTTCTAAAGATTTAGATAGTTATGTTGGAAATGAACACATCAAAAAGACCATTAAACAATATCTCGGTCAAAATGATATCCAAAACCTTATTTTCTACGGTCCCGCTGGTACAGGTAAAACGACTCTGGCTAAGCTTATTGTTAATAACCTTGATTGTGATTACCTTTATATCAACGCAAGTGATGAAAGGGGTATCGAAACTATTAGAGACAAGGTTTCCGGGTTTGCTTCAACAGCTTCATTTAAACCACTCAAAGTGGTTATTTTGGATGAGGCAGATTTTCTTACGATACAGGCACAAGCTTCACTTCGAAATGTAATTGAGACATTTTCACGTACTACACGTTTTATTATGACGTGTAATTATGTTGAGCGTATTATTGATCCACTTCAATCACGTTGTCAAGTACTTAAAGTTATCCCTCCTAGTAAAAAAGAGGTAGCAGTACACCTCGCTAGTGTAATGACAACTGAAGATACAGCGTATGAAATGGAAGATCTAAAAACCATTGTAAACCAATACTACCCAGATCTACGTAAATGTCTTAACACAATACAGTTATCGACCCAAAACCAAAAATTAGTTATAGATAAATCAGTATTAGTGTCATCTAATTACATGACATCAATACTTAAAGAATTAAGTAATGCAAAACCAAAATGGCGTGAAATTCGTCAAATCATTGCTAACGCAAACGTTAGTGATTTTGAAGAGCTTTATCGTTATCTTTATGATAACGCTAATGTATATGCAAGTGGTCGTGAAGGAATGGTTGCAATTTATATCAACGAATATAGTTACCAATCCAACTTCCGTATTGATAAAGAAATCAACTGTATGGCACTCATACAAAAATTAGTTGAATTAAAATGAAAAAATTCCTAAAATTTCTTATAATTTGGATTAGTCAAAATATGGCTATACCTTTTTGGATGATAGGACACGTTCATTTAAGTTTAAATATATATCAAGACTTACACGAGATAATCGCTAGTGTAGGGATGAATATTTTAGTAGCGATTGGATTTTATTTAGATTATAAACAAAACAAATAGTCATGGATCAACAACAAATGCCAAATATTGACCTTAAAAATACAGAGTCAGTAGAACACAAAAATGGAAAAGTATGGGCTCAAGGGTTCGTTATTAGGAAAATCTCTAAATTCGTAGCAGGTACTCCTGAAGACGCTTTTATGCCTATCCCAGTCTTTTATAACCCAGCTGATGGTGAAATTTTTCAAGAAACCCTACCAAAAGAATTAAGAGATGAAACAGGTGACAACCCTCTTCGAGTGGTTGAATGAGATAACTCTCTATAAAACAGCTCCTGAAGAAATTTCGCAAGAATCGTGGGATAAATGGAATTCTTACATGATACATAGATATGTATCTATGAACATAGGCTACATTGATATAGTAAATTATGTTCAAAAGATTAATCCACAAAACAAAAAACAAATTTATTCCATCTATCGCGAAATGTTACCAAAGAAGAAAGTTTACCTCAAATATGTAAAAAACCAAAATAAAAAAAATTACCAAGAACTAGCTGAATATGTTGCTGATTATTATGAATGCTCCTTAGGTGAAGCTGATTATTATATTGATATTTTAGGCATTAGTGTTAGAAGTATTTTATGGAAAATGGGAGTAGAAGAGGATGAAACTGAAAAATTAATAAAAAAAGCATTATTATAAACAAGTTATATGAATTATTTAAATACCCCCAATGGATGGGAAATAGTTAAAGAAGAAGGCTTTAATTGGGGCTCTATAGAAAATATTAACGCTAGACGTCAGGTATACCAAGAAGTTTGGGTAAATAAATTATATGAAAAAATATTTGAGGTTGAAGAAGGAGATATTGTTATTGATTTAGGTGCTGGTATTGGTGATTTTACTTGGAGTATTAGAAATAATAAACCCCAAGCTATATACTGTTTTGAACCCGGTGCAGATTCTCAAAAATCTCTTCCTCTCTTAAAAGAGAATACATCTCAAATTCCAAATTGTTTTATTATTGAAAAATTTATGTCTAGTATTGATAATAAAAATAATATTACTTGGGATACTTTTTTAAAATCTAATCATTTAAATAAAATTGATTTTGTAAAAACTGATTGTGAAGGAGGAGAATATGAAATTTTTAAACCTGAAAATATTTTTTGGGTAAAAGAAAATATAAAAAAAATAGTAGGTGAATGGCATCTATCAACACCAGAATTAAAATCAAAATTTAGGATTTTTAGAGATACATATTTAAGATTATTTCCTAATCATGAGGTTAATTCGGTTAATGGTGTAGACATTAAATGGGATTTATGGAATGAACATTTTATTGAATATTATAACGAAGTAATAATTTATATAGATAATAGATAATGATGAAATCAAGTGAAATTATTAAAAAAGAATATCCTCATATTTACAATGGTTATATGGATATCATGGAAGAGCAGCTGGAGTTATTCAGTAAAAAACATCTGGACTATGGTATGGCTAATATCAGTGCTGGGACTTTACTTTCTACTAAAGAAGAAAGGGCTTTTGCTCTTACAGGACTTTGGTATAGAATAAGTGATAAAATTAGTAGATGGAAAAATTTATTAATTACTAATAAAGTTATTAATAACGAACCTCTAACAGATACTTACCAAGATATTGTAAATTATGGTATCATTGCTCAATTAGTTGAGCGTGGTTTATGGAAAAAATAAAATTAGTTATATTTGATTTAGATGGTGTTTTAGTTGAAGCTAAAACCATCCATTATGATGCTCTAAACCAGGCGTTAGGTAAAGACTATACTATTAGTTGGAATGAACATCTATCAGTTTATGATGGGTTAAAGACTAACCAAAAATTAGAAATGCTTACTGAACGTAAGGGTTTACCTACAGAATTACATTCTAAAATTTGGGAAAGTAAACAAAAATATACACTTCAAATGCTTAAAGAACTTCAGCCGGATGAAACATTACAATCTGTAATGAATTCTCTAGTTGAGTGTGGTTATAAAATTGCTGTATGTTCTAATTCAATACGAAAAACTGTATTAACAGTTCTATCTAAATTAGGGATAATGGAGTTTATGGATTTAGTTATATCTAATGAAGATGTAAAAAATTCCAAACCTCACCCTGAAATGTACTGGAAAGCAATATCAATGATGAGTTGTTTACCTGAGGAGACATTAATCGTAGAAGATTCACCTTATGGTTTGTTAGCAGCATCTCGTTCTAAATCTCATGTATTAAGAGTTACTAAACCTCAGGATGTTACTTATGATAATATTTTTAATAAATTAACAGAAATAGAAAAAGGCCAAATTATGAAATCCCCAGCATGGAGAGATAATAAACTAAATGTATTAATTCCAATGGCGGGTGCTGGTTCTAGATTTACGCAAGCAGGGTATACCTTCCCAAAACCTCTTATTGATGTTCAAGGAAAACCAATGATCCAAGTAGTAGCTGAAAATTTAAATATTAAAGCTAACTTTATTTACATAGTACAAAAAGAACATAGATTAAAATATAATTTAGATACTTTACTTAATTTAGTTACACCAAATTGTAAAGTTGTAGAAGTTGATGAATTAACTGAGGGAGCAGCGTGTACCGCATTATTAGCTAAAAATTTTATTGATAACAATTCACCCTTATTCTTTGCTAACTCAGATCAATTTGTAGAATGGGATTCAAATGAATTTTTTTATAAAATGAATGAAACTGAAGTTGATGGGGGAATTGTTACATTTAAATCAACTCATCCAAAATGGTCATTTGCCAAAACTGATGATCAAGGATTTGTAACAGAAGTTGCAGAAAAAAACCCTATATCTGATTTAGCAACAGTAGGTTTTTATTATTGGAAACATGGTTCTGATTTTGTTAAATATGCTGAACAAATGATTAATAATAATATTAGAGTAAATGGTGAATTTTACGTTTGCCCCGTATATAATGAAGCTATTCAAGACAACAAAAAAATTATAACCTTTAATATTCCCAAAATGCGGGGATTAGGTACTCCTGAAGATTTAAAGTATTTTTTAGAAAATTATAAATAATGGATATTTTAAAACTAAAAGATATGGTTGGTGGTTGGTTTGTAGGTGATTTTGAACCTACAGCTTATAAAACTAAAGATTTTGAAGTAAGTTATAAAACCCACCCTAAAGGAGAAGTATGGGATAATCATTATCATAAAATAGCTACAGAAATTAACTATCTAGTTCGCGGTAATATGAATCTAAGTGGGACTCACCTAAAAGAAGGTGATATATTCATACTACACCCAGAGGAAATAGCTGTTCCTGAATTCTTAACAGATTGTGAAATAGTCTGTGTTAAAACAGCAAGTGTAAAAGGAGATAAATATATAGTAGAATGAATATAGTTATACCAATGGCGGGTTTAGGAACTCGATTTTTTAATGAAGGTTTTACATTACCTAAACCATTAATTGAAACTAATGGTAAAACACTTATTGAACATTCAATTTCAACATTAGGGGTTCAAGGAAAATATATTTTTATAACTCGTAAATATGATAACCCTGAGCATAATGTACTTTTAACTAAACGTTTAAATGAAATTCAACCTAATAGTATTGAAATCCAATTAAACGAACCTACTAAGGGTGCTACTGAAACTGCTTTAGCAGCTAAACAATATATTAATAATAATGAACCTCTTATTATTACTAATTGTGACCAAATTACAGATTGGGATGCTTCTAAATTTAATGAATTTATTTCTAACCCTACTATTGAAGGAGTAATAGTTACCTACCCTTCTACTAATCCTAAAAATAGTTTTGCTATAGTAGAAGATGATCAAGTTGTAAAACTAGTTGAAAAGAAAGCAGTATCAGATATAGCTTTAATTGGAGTCCACTATTGGAGAGAAGGGTATATGTTTGTAGAAACAGCTGAAATGCTCTTAGGGGATTTTGAAGAAGAAGGCAGACCTGAATGTTATATATCAGAAACATATAACTACTTACTTTATAAAGGAGCTAATATTAAAAACTATCATATCTCAGCTAATGAATATATTCCATTAGGTACTCCCTATGATCTAAAAATTTATGAGGGTAAAGTAAAAGAATTCCATACTGAAAAACCTAAAACTATATTCTGTGATATAGATGGTACCTTAGTAAAACACGCTCATAGATTTAGTGATTTAAAAGATACTAAACCTGTATTACTTCCAGATGTTAGAGAGAAATTTAATCAATGGGATTCTCAAGGCCATAAAATTATTTTGTGTACTGCTCGTAAAGAATCTGCTCGTGAAATGACTGAATCCCATTTACAAATGTTAGGGTTATGTTGGGACATATTAATTATGGGAGTTACTAGTGGACAACGCGTTTTAATTAACGATAAATTAAATGTAGCACATACTGATAGAGCAATAGGAATCAACGTTATAACCAACGAAGGTTTTAAAAATATAGAATTATGAAATTAATATCACATAGAGGAAACCTAGAAGGTCCTAATCCAGAAAGAGAAAACCACCCAGATTATATTTATGAAGCTATCCAAGCTGGGTATGACGTAGAAATTGATATTTGGTTTGTAGATGGGAAATTTAAATTGGGTCATGATGAACCTCAATATGATTTTCCTTTTGATTTATTTAGTAATTTTTATACTAAACTCTGGATTCATTGTAAAAACTTAGAATCTCTTTCTCAATTAAATAACTTAGATAGTAATGGCTCTAAATTAAATTATTTTTTTCATGAAGGTGACCTTGGAGTTTTAACTTCAAAAGGGTATATTTGGTCAACAAACCAATGTGAACGAGCGGTTTTAGTAATGCCTGAAACCTTTAATCAAGAACCAAATGAAAAAACATTTGGGGTTTGTAGCGATTATGTAGTAAACTATAAATAATGCCTATAAACCAAAAATATAATTTACTATTTATCCATATTCCTAAAAATGCTGGTACAACTATTGAAAATATTTTCTCTATGTATAGTAATCCTAGCAGCTTATGGTCAGGAAGTGAATTAGTTTTAGATGAGGGTAATTTTGCCCCCCAACATTTAAATTATAGTTTACTTAATAAGTATTATACTAATATAGACTTTTCTAAAATGATTAAGTTTACCTTTGTTAGAAATCCTTATTCTAGAACTATTTCTTTATTTAATTGGAATTTAAAACAGAATTATTATAAACCTAAATTTGATAATAAATTTACTAATAGAGAATTTGAAAATTTTTTAGTAAGTTTTATCTCAAAACTAGACTCATCACATAAATTACCTCAAAGTTTTTATTTTGATTGTGATTATGACTTTATAGGTAAAGTAGAAAACTTTAAAGAAGATTTTACTAACTTTCTAACTAAATATAATATTGCTATAAAATATAAAGGCCAACATGATAATAAAACTAATAGTAACCAAATTTTAAATAATTTATCTTCGAAAAATATTAATCTAATTAATACGTTATATGAAGAAGATTTTAAAAGGTTTAATTACGATATGATATGAAAATAGCAGTTGTAACAGCTACTTATCAACGAGGTGACGGTAATACCCCATTAGTATTAACTCGAGCTATTGAATCTTTAAAAAAACAAGCCCACACTGATTGGAAGTTTTTCCTTATAGGAGATGCTTATGCAGATCAAAATGAATTTAATTCTTTTTCTAATCTTCTACCTTCTAATAAAATTTATACAGAAAACCTCCCAGTAAGTATAGAACGTGAAAAATACCCTCCAGGCACTGATAGATGGCATGTTAGTGGAATTACCCCTGTAAACATAGGTATAGAACGTGCTTTAGAAGAAGGTTTTGATTATATAGCTCTATTAGATCATGATGATCTTTGGTATCCTGACCATTTACAATTAATAAATGAAGGAATTAAAAAAACTAAATCCCCATTTATCTTTACTAGAGGATTTTATGAAGTTTCTAATGGAATAAGTGTAGGTATACCTTACCATGGGTATGAATCTGAAAAATTCGAACAATTACGTGTTAATGTAGATAATCCTATTAAATTAAATTATGGTTTTAACGGGTATGCTTGCTTTCCTTATGAATGTATTTTCCTTAAAACCTCAGTTTGTTTAGATTGTAGGTTAATTAAGTTAAGAATGAGAGATTGTTTAGAAGAAACTGGAAAAAGTTCTGTGGGAGATGCTGATTGGTGGTTAAGAATTAGAGAAGAAATGATAGAAGGTAAATATAAACCTGCTTTATTTATAGACCATATTACGTGTGCTAATATAGATGAAGGGTATAGTAAAACTAACACATAATGAAACCAGCAATTTTAATTACATCTCATCCTAATACAGATGAAAAAGAACAAATTTTACAAAATTTTGGAAACTTTATTTCTCAGTATAAAATAGACCATTACTTAGTTACTAACTATCCTCCTAAATCAGATACTCAAAAAAAGTTTAAAGGTTCATTTTTTTATAATAATAATCCACCTGGTCCTTTTTTAGGTAACGTATGGCTAACCTTTCCCCCAATTAGAAAGACACATCATCAAATTATCCCAAATTGGACTTATTCCTTTATGTTATTATTATTAAACGGTGTTAAAAACTTAAAAAATTTAGGTTATACCCATTTTATCTATTTAGGATATGATTCTCTCCCAGATTATGATCTTATTAAAAATTATATAGATAAAAGTTTATCAATATTAAAAGATAAAAAAGCTACATTTACTGAGTATGAGTTAGGGTGGGAAGATTCTTTAAGTAGTACTAATTGTGCTAGTGAAATAGACTTCTTTATAGAAGTATTTGAAAATAGTTTAGAATTATATTTAAAAAGAGAACTTCCTACACTATGTGAACAGTATTGGTACTCATCTTTATCTCTATATTTAAAGCAAGTCCAAATCCTCCCTAAATCTGATGCAATCCCTACTACATTTGATAGTGCTAGTTCTAACTATAAATTTAAATCTGGAAACTACTATTTAGGGTTTGATAAATCTTCTAATAATATTCTAATAATCACAGATAACTTAACCTTAAGTATTCAAGATAAAAATTCAAATATAATTCCACATAATTTTTTAAGTTCTAATCTTAAATCAGAATATTTTCCTAAAGAATTAACTGCATATAAACTTGAATCTATAGAAGATGAAAAATATTATGTAGATGATGAACTTTTATTTATTAATACTCCTGAATGGAGAAATTTAAATTATTTTGAAGACCTATGACCTATAATGACTTAATATCCAAATTACATTCCTACTCAAGAATAATAGTCTCAGGACCTCAAAGATCAGGTACTACTTATGCAGCTTTTACTTTATCTCAAGATTTAGAATATAAACATATTGATGAACAAGAATTTGGTACTCATACTGCAGAAGGATTTTTAAATGTTCTTTCTCAAGAAAATATTGTAGTACAATGTCCTGCTGTATCCCATGTTTTAGACCAAATCCAATCCCAAAATACTATCATTTTGTGGATGGATAGAGATAATAAAGATATTGCTAAAAGTGAAGATAGAATTGATTGGCATCCTCATTGGTTTAATGTTGAAAAAAACAAATACAGAACTATATATGGTGATGAAGTTGATAAATTTGAAAGAAATTCATTAATGAAAAAACATTATTGGAATATTCAAAAACAAAATTTAAAAACAGATTATTTAGATATTCCATACTCTATTTTAAAAGAAACAAAAGGTTTTATTTCAAAAACTCAAAGAAAAGATTTTGGAGTAAAACAAATACAATTATAAATTTGGTTACCCGAGAATCCTTTCGTATATTTACCGATTAAATAATTTAATGATTAATATTCAATATAATCACCCAAATATAAGAGTAGAAACTAAACAAGTTTCTATGCTACATAATTTACCTTTAACTTTAAATGTTAAATCTCATGTTAGTAAAGAAACTACATGGAACTGTCAATTGGGGGACTACAGCTGGGCAACTTTTTCTAATGATTCTATTTTTGATATTGAAATAAAGGATTCTAAAGGTAAAATTGTTATTAATAGGGAATTTAATATTTTAGAAGATGGAAGTTATTTAGACAAAGCACTACAGATGTACTGCCAAAACTTAAATAACCCCCAAGGTTTAGCAATAGGCTCTCATGATGGTGAGTTTGGAGAATGGGTTTTACCTACTTTAGGTAATTTTACTAAAACAACTTTAGTAGAAGCATCAACCCCTCAATTTAAAAAACTTAAAAAAAATTACCAAAATCTCTCTAACGTAAATTTGATTCAAAATCTAGTTACTACAGATGGTTCTAAAGTAGAATTTTTTGAAGGAGGTAAGGGTTATACTAATTCTGTTAAAGAAAATGTAATTAGAAGTTGGGAAAAAGAAGAAATTAATTCCAATTTACGTGACTCTATTTCAATTAATGATTTAATAAATCAAATTACCCCAAATAAAAAATTAGATTGGCTACATTTAGATATTGAAGGGTATGATGCTGAAATACTTAAAGCAATAAACGTGGAGTTATTACCTAATTTTATTATATTTGAACATAACAACTTATCTAATAAAGATAAAACAAGTATAGAAAAATATTTTACTGATCTAAATTATACTCTTTATAACGAAGACCCAGTGTCTTATTTAGTAATTAAAGATAATGGCTAAGAAAAAAGCTCCTCAAATAGTTAGGAATATAAAAAATAATCCACCTAAACCGGTTGATTTTGCTTATGAGAAAAATATCTCATACTCCCAGCTATCAATGTATACACAGTGTCCTAAAAAATGGGCTCTACAATATAGAGATGGTCATAAAATAAAGGAACAAAGCATTCATATGACTTTTGGGACTGCATTACATGAGACATTGCAAATGTACCTTGATGTTATGTATAATCAAAGTGCAGTAAAAGCTGATGAGTTAGATTTAGAAACAGATTTTGAAACCCGATTAAGAGATTGTTATGCAGAAGCTTATAAACAAAATAAAGGAGAGCATTTTACTGACGCCCAAACACTTCGAGAATTCTATTCCGACGGTGTTGAAATTATAAATTATATTAGAAAAAATAGAAGAAATTATTTTTCTAAACGTGGTTGGTGGTTAGTAGGTTGTGAAATACCAATTGTATTGGCGCCAAATCCGCATTTACCACGCGTTAAATACATGGGCTTCCTTGATGTCGTGATGTATAATGAAAATACAAATAAATTCATTATAATCGATATAAAAACCTCGACACGAGGGTGGAATGATAAAGCTAAAAAAGACAAATCAAAGCAACATCAGTTAGTTCTATATAAAAAATTCTTTTCTCAACAATATAATATCCCAATAGATGATATTGATATTGAGTTCTTTATTGTAAAACGTAAGTTATATGAATCACAAGATTTTGTAATAAAACGTATCCAACAATTCAGACCCCCCTCAGGTAAAACTTCAATTAATAGAGCAACAAAATCACTAAATGAATTTTTAGATAATTGTTTTACATCTGAGGGGTATAATGAGAAGAATATGCCTGCTCTAATTAATAATAATTGTAAATGGTGTTCTTACTTCAAAACACATTTATGTTCTGCGACTTTTGAAGGATAATAATATACGTATATAAAAATATAATAAATAACGTTATGGCTAGTACAGATAAAAAAACACTTACAAGTGTTAAAATCAAAAGTGATTTATTCAACGAATTTAAAATTGAGTGTGTAAAACGTAAGTTCTCTTTCCAGAAACTTGCCGACCGCGCTATTCATTTATATCTTACAAATGAAGATTTTAGAAAAAAAATAAATAATCACAACAACTTAGAACTTTAAGTAAATGAAAGAAGGTTATATTCCTAAAGAGCAACGGAAAAATATTTTGTTGCTTACTGATGATATCAGATTCCCATCAGGTGTAGGCAATGTAGGTAAAGAAATAGTTTTACATACATCCCACCGTTATAATTGGTTTAACTTAGGGGCAGCAATGAATCACCCTGATAAAGGTAAAATAATTGATATTTCGGAAGAAACTAATAAATTAGCAGGAATTAAAGATGCTAGTGTTAAAATTCAACCAAATGATGGTTATGGGGATCCTAAAATTTTACGTAACTTAAGAAAGCAACATAAAATTGATGCTATATTTTTAATTACAGATCCACGTTACTTTGAGTGGTTGTTCCAAATTGAAAATGAGGTTAGAAATGAAATTCCTATTATCTATTTAAATATTTGGGATGATTTACCTGCTCCTATGTATAATAAGGGATTTTATGAATCCGTTGATACACTATTAGGTATTTCTAAGCAAACAGTTAACATCAATAAAATGGTTTTGGGGGATAAAGCTAAAACTAAAATTATTGATTATGTACCTCATGGTATGAATACCGAAGTTTTTCATCCTATTATAGTAGAAGATTTAGAATTTACTACATTTAAAAAACAATTAAATGTTGAAGATAAAGATTTTATTTTATTCTTTAATTCTAGAAACATCAGACGTAAAAACATCCCAGATACAATGTTATCTTGGAAGTATTTTTTAGATGAATTACCTAAAGAAAAAGCAGATAAATGTGTATTCATACTTCATACAGAATTAGTTAGTGATCATGGTACAGATCTTTCTGCAATAGCTAACTTAATTTTTGGAGAGAATAGCCCTCATATTAGATTTTCTACTAATAAATTATCAGCTCAACATCTAAATTACCTATATAATTTAGCAGATGCTCAGATTTTATTAACCTCAAACGAAGGTTGGGGTTTATCTCTTACTGAAGCCTTACTAACAGGCACTCCTATAATTGCTAATGTAACAGGTGGTATGCAAGATCAAATGAGATTTGAAGATAAAAATGGAAATTGGATTGACTTTGATTCTAATTTTCCTTCTAATCATAGAGGTACTTATAAAAAACATGGTAAATGGGCTTATCCTGTTTACCCCTCATCACGTTCTTTAAAAGGTTCTCCTAAAACTCCTTATATTTGGGATGATACTTGTGATCCCGAAGATGCTTCTAAACAAATTATGAAGCTTTATAAAATGTCCCCTGAACAACGAAAAAAATCAGGGATGAAAGGTTATAAATGGGCAATAGGAGATGAAGCAGGTTTTACTGCTAAACATCAAGCTCAACGTGTAATCAAAAGTATTGATAAAACATTTGAAGATTTCCAACCAAGAGAAAAATTTGAATTTATTAATACTAATGAGTATAAAATAGAAACTGTTCCACATAAATTATTATATTAATGAAACCCTTATTTTTAATTAGTTGTCCTTTTGATACTTACTCTGGTTATGGAGCTCGTAGTAGAGATGTTGTTAAAGCTATTATTAAAACAGATAAATATAAAGTTAAATTAATTTCCCAACCTTGGGGAAACACTAGATTTGGATTTTGCGATGATCATCCAGAATGGGAATTTTTAAATAACCATATTTTAAATGAAGAATTAATCGATAAACCTGAATTTTGGGCTCAGATAACCGTACCTAATGAATTTCAACCTATGGGAAAATTTAATATTGGAATTACAGCAGGTATTGAAACTACATTAGCAAATGGAGCATGGGTTGAAGGTATGAACAGAATGAATTTAAATTTGGTATCATCAGAACACTCTAAAACCTCATTTAAGAATGCCGTTTGGGAAAAGAAAGATAAAGCAGGTAAAACTATAAGTTCTATTCGCCTTGAAAAACCTATTGAAGTGTTATTTGAAGGAGTTAATTTAGACACCTACTTCCCAGATAATAAACCATGTATGATTGATTTTGATATTAAGGAATCATTTGCTTTCTTATTTGTAGGTCATTGGTTACAAGGGGAAATAGGCCAAGATAGAAAAAATGTTGGGTTATTAGTTAAGGCCTTTTTAGAGACTTTTAAAAATAAATCTAAACAACCAGCATTAATTCTTAAAACATCGGGTGCTAATAGTTCTTACATGGATAAAAATGAGATTCTTAGAAAAATTCATGTAATTAAACAGAGTTGTAAGGGAAATCTTCCTAACATATATTTACTTCACGGTGATTTTACAGATAAAGAAATGAATTCTCTTTATAATCATTCTAAAGTTAAAGCTATGGTTAGTTTAACTAAAGGTGAGGGATTCGGTAGACCTTTATTAGAATTTACTTTAACTAAAAAACCATTAATTGCAACAAAATGGAGTGGTCATATGGATTTTCTTAATCCTAAATTTACTACATTAATTAATGGTAAACTAGAAAATGTCCATCCTAGTGCTGCTAACCCAATGTTATTAAAAGAAAGCCAATGGTTCTCCCCAGACCACAAGGATATTTCAAAATCATTAAAATCTGTATTTGAAAATTATAAAAAATATTCTGAACTAGCAAAACGTCAGGCCCATTATAGTAAAACAAATTTTGATTGGGAAAGTATGAAAGATAAATTAGATAATCTTCTTACTGCTTTTGCCCCAGAATTCCCAAAACAAATCGAATTAGCAATCCCAGAATTAACCTTACCAACATTATGAGTGTAGATAATTTAACAATATGTGATAGATGTGGAAGTGACGCATGCTATGTACAAGAAGTAAATAATGAGATTAAAAACTATATGTGTTATGGTTGTGGTTTCATTACAAATTCATTAATGAAAAAAGATGAACAATTTTTTGAAGAACAATTTGCTCTTTTACCTAAACTTTATAAAGAAATATCAGGTGAAGATGAAAAAACAGGTTTAATTTGGATGCCCAATACTGTAAATATCCCAAATAAGGGAATGGTATTTGCTGAGGGTCAAAGTGCTGAAAAGTGGATGTGGTCCGCTGTAAAAGCAGTTCCTATGCCTAAAGAAGAGAAAGAATCATTTAAAGCTAAAGGTAAAGATTATGAATTTAAAATGGATATGACTACTATAAAATATTATCCTGAAAGTGATTTTATGGATGCTTTAGAATATATTGGTGTTTTTGAAAATTAAAATATGAAATTAAGTTATGCAATCCCTGTTTGTAATGAATTAGTAGAAATTCAACATTTAATTAAATTTTTACTAGATAACAAACGCCCCGAAGATGAAATTGTAGTATTATATGATTCAAAAAATGGAGATCCTGGAGTAGAAACTTATTTACGTAAAATGAATGTTGAAAGGACCTTATTTAGATGGAAACCTTTTAAATTCAATGGCAATTTTTCAGACATGAAAAATCGTTTAAATGGAATGTGTGAAGGCGATTACATATTCCAGATTGATGCTGACGAAATGCTTAATGAATACATGATAAAGATAATCCCTCAAGTGTTAGAGATTAATCAAGGGGTAGATTTAATGAGAGTTCCACGTATTAATAAAGTAGAAGGATTGACTGAGGCCCATATTCAAAAATGGGGTTGGAAAGTTGATGAAAAAGGTAGAGTAAATTGGCCTGATATGCAGTGGAGATTATATAGAAATGATCCACGTATTAGATGGCATGGTGAGGTACATGAAAAAATTATTGGGCATGCTACACATGCTGTTTTACCTATAAAAGAAGATTTTGCTTTAATTCATAATAAAACAATCGAACGCCAAGAAAAACAAAATGCTTACTACGATACTTTATGATTTCAGTTATAATCCCAACATATAAAGAACCAGATGTACTTGATATTTGTTTAAATTCAATATTTAAGGGTCAAGATGGTGATAATGAAATTATTGTGGTAGTTGATGGATTTAAAGATTTAAACCAACAAGTATTAGATAAATACCCTAAAACTAAAATAGTAAATTTTAATGATAATAAGGGTGCTATTACATCCACAAATTGGGGAGTTTATAATGCATCTAATGATTTTATTTTAATAGTAAATGATGATAATGTTTTTCCTGAACATTGGGATACAAAATTAAAACCATATTGTCAAAAAGGTAAAGTAATTACAATCAACCAGATTGAAGCTCAACCTTCAATGTTTAAACAAACCCATATTAAAAATTTAGGGACTCCAGAATCTTTCAATTTAAAAACTTTCTGGGAATACGAAGCATCACTTCCTATCCCACCTCATGAAAAATCAGGATCACAATGGCCTTTCTTAATGTATAAACCTGATTATATGGCTGTTGGGGGGTTAGATGTTTATTATCCTTCACCTCATGTTGTTGATTGGGATTTTATGTTAAAGTGTGAATATGTAGGTTTTGAAATGGTTAGAGTTTATGATTTACATTTATATCATTTTGGTAGTATAGCAACTAGAAGAGATCCTTTAATGAATCAAATTAGTAGTGAAAAAGAAAAACAAGCACATTACTTTTTTTCAAATAAATGGGGTCAAACAATAGAACATGATCCACAAACCAATTCTAAATTATTAACTAAATTTAAATGAAAAAAATCCTTCAAAATAAATATGGAAATGGTTTAAATATAAAAGAATCACCTAAAACCGAAGCTGAACGTGAAATAACATTATTTATTGACACAATAGAAACGTTAGAACATATTTGGCATGCTGAGCATGAATTGAATAATGATTATGGAGTTGATTTAATTAGTTTTAGTCAATATTATTATCATGCAATAGAAAATTTAATTATAGCTAAATATGGTTATAATAAAGCTGATATAATTTGGTGGTGGGTTTTAGACAGATTTGCTGAAGATGGTAAGTTATTAGGAGTAGAAGATAAAAATGGAAAAGTTTATACATTAAAAACCCCTCTAGATTTGTGGAAGTTTTTACAAAAATTGTGATATGTATTGAGTAACCAATAAAACTCGATATGAAAGACATAAAATATATAAATTGTTCGGTTTGTCAAGAACCAATGCCTGAACTTAGACTAACTAAGTTTAATTATAGTTTTTGTGTTAACTGTAGTGAAACTAAACCTAAAAAAGCAATTAATGCTCAATTTGGAGAAGGTGATCACACATTTAATGAAATAGTATTTATTGAAGATTAATGCCAAGCGCGAAACCACTTAATAAAGAATTAATATTGGCAGCTATGTCTCAAACATTGAGTAATAAAGCTGCTGCTCGCTATTTGCATGTTTCTTATACACACTATAAAAAATGGGCTAAAACATATGATGCAACGGAAAAGGGTTACAGTAATTTATTTGACCAACATTTAAATCAGGCAGGTAAAGGTATACCTAAATTTTTAAGAGCAGATGGACCCGAACCTGCTTTATTAGATATTATTGAAGGCAGAATAGATGCTTCATCATTTAGTCCTGATAAATTAAAATATAGATTAATAACTGAGGGATATTTAAAAGAAGAATGTTCAGTATGTGGTTTTCATGAACGTAGAGTAAACGATTATAAGATACCATTATTACTTAATTTTAAAGATAATAATAAAAATAATTATCGAAAAGAAAACATAGAATTACTTTGTTACAATCATTATTTCCTACAAGTAGGAGATATATTTAGCGACAAACAGATTAAGGGTATAGAAGACCATGTCCCAACATATCAAAGTGAGGTAGAATGGGAATTAGATGATTACCAAAAACAACAATTAGAAAAACTAGGTTTAAGCGATCAAGATGAAAGCGATGACCCTTATTCCTTAGTATCCAGACGATGAAAAAACGTAAAAGTAAATTAGCACGTAAAAAACGTAAACATGATAAGTTAGTTAATGATTATGACAATCAAAAGTCTAAACATTTAGAAAAACTAGCTGATAAAATGTTGGAAGACCAAGAAAAACTTAGTAAATTACGGGATAAGAAATCAGACGGTAAATTTTTAGACCTATTTTAAATGGTAAAACGAATTAGAATAAAAAGTATAGAAGAATTTGAAATGATGCTTCAAGATCAAGATCTTAAAATTTCCAAAGCTATAACTGAAGTGGCATTAAAAAATTTAAAAAGTAAAAAACGTTTTATACCTGTTTTAGAAATTCATGTTGAAGAAGAAGGACAAATTTTTGATATAACCTTGGATAGGCGAGATATTCTTAGTACATTACAGCAGAATTTAGAAATTCATGAGCGTAACGAAGATTATGAAGGTTGTGCTCGAATTGCTAAAGCAATACAAGAATTAAAAAAATAATTGTATGAAAAAGGTTATGTTATTAAGTCTCTTACCATTATTTATTAATAGTGGTAATATAGAAACATTAGAAGTATGTTATGAAGAAACTATTATCGAAATTAAGCCTAAGAACATTCAACCTGTTATTACAGATGGAGACCTTCTCAATGCCCTTATTTTTGTTGAGTCTAATGGTGATGATTCTGCTATTGGCGACAGGCATCTTATAGGAAATGAAGCCATAGGTGTATTACAAATTAGACCTATAATGGTTAGAGAAGTTAATAGAATCTTAAAAATTCAAGGTAAAACAAACCTATTCAATTTAAAAGATAGGTTTGATCGTCAACAATCAATACGTATGTTTATGGTTTGGAAAAATTTCCATCATAAAGATAGTAATAATGAAGTTATTGCTCGTAATTGGAATGGTGGTCCTAAAGGTTATAAAATAAAAAGAACCGAAAAATATTGGAATAAAATAGAAAAACAATTAAATAATGAGTAATACAAGCGCAAAACAACGTTACGAAACATTTATGGAATGGCATAGTTGGGCTAAATCTAACTATCCAAACTTTAAAAATGCTGTTAAAAAGAAAAAACCCTCACAGCCACGTTTTAGTGACTATGGTAAGTAAATTATCTGTCCTACAAGTAATGCAGATTATGTCAGATAATGACTTTGTTTATATGATGGAGTATGAACCTGGTACTATAATATCATTATGTAATGCTTTAAGTATTGAACTTCAAGAATCAAAAGAAAATGAAAGTATTAGTAATAGGAGAAACTTGTGTTGATGAATTCGTTTACTGCGATGCTAAACGATTATCACCAGAGGCACCAGTACCTGTTTTAAACCCAATTAAATCGACTGAAAACCCAGGAATGGCAGGTAATACATTTGCTAATGTGAAAGCATTATCACCTGAAGCTATAATGGCTAATATTACTCAAAAGAAAAAAATTGTTAAAACACGCTACGTAGAAGAAAAATCAAATCATATGTTTCTTAGAGTAGATAAGGGTGAAAAATTTGATGACCATCTCCAATGGAGTATGTTTATTGATTCTTCTATTGCTGAAGCTGATATTGTAATAGTTAGTGATTATAATAAGGGGTTTTTATCAAACGCTGATTTAAAAGAAATTGCTCGTAAATCAACTTTATCTATTCTAGATAGTAAACGTAAGTTAACTGATGATATTATTGAAGGTTTTACATTTGTTAAATTAAACGAATCTGAAAAATTAAATAACCCAAATTTAACTAAAGATAATATTATTACTACTTTAGGTAAAAAAGGTGCTGAATATAAAAATATATTATTTGAATCACCTAACCCCCAAGATACTATTGATGTTTCAGGTGCTGGTGATACATTTACAGCTGCTTTTATAGTAAAATACTATCAATTAAAAGATGAAAGCGCAGCAATTAAATTTGCTAATCGTAAGTCCTCAGAAGTAGTCTCACAAAGAGGTGTAGTAACCCCAGAATTCGAATGAAAGAAATAGTTATATTTGGTTCATATTGTAATACAAAAGCTAAATTAAATGCTTTAGAAACTAGTATTAAAAAAGCAAAAAAATTAGGATTAGATGTTTTAGTATTTGGTAGATATCCTATCCCAGAGTCAACACAAAAAATGTGTGATTATTGGATTTATGATAAATCAAACCCAATTATACAAGAACGAACATTAAATCATTGGTCAATAGCTGAAGGGAAATATATTTCAAATTGGTTTCCTGATTATGGGTATGCTGCTTTAGAACAAATAGTAAAATCATTAGGTTTTGTTAGAAATTTAGGTTATGAAATAGCTTATTGGTTAGTTTATGATGTAGATTTAACTAATTTTCAACCATTTAGAGAAGTATGTTTAGATAAATTAATTGACCACGAAGTAATATGTCATAAATTTACTCCTGTTAAACATCAACCTGAAAAAGGGCTTGATGGAACTTCTATAGGTTTTAAAATTAATCCTAGTTTTACCAAATTAAAGGGTGTAATGACAGAAACTTTTTATCGTGACTTAATTACTAGGCGTGATAATTTTATTTCTGAAGATTTTATGCAAGAATGTTTTAAAGTAAGTGAATTAAACTATCATATCTTAAAAACCAAACCCAACCTACCAGCTACCTTAACATCAACAGGGTTAAGAAAACATGGTGATATACCAAAAGATTTTCCAAAAACTTTACAATATATAACATATTGTAATATTGGTTGGGACGAAGATAATAATAATGTTAACGTATTTATTTGGGAATTAAAACAACATATCTATAGTATAACATTTAATTTTGGAAATAATAAACATATAATATTAGATAAAGCTTCAACCTTTGAATTTAACTTAGATTATAAACCTACTAAATGTGAAATAGTTGAAATTAATGGTGAGGTTATTAATGAAGTATTAGATCCTGAATTTACGGATTTATATTGGGGAGTATTTAAAATAAGAAATATGCCATAATATTTGGTTATTCCAAAAATTGTTCGTATATTTACATTATAAATAAAGGTTATACATATGCCACTTTGGAAATTTAAAAATTTAAATAAATACGGTCATCTTAGAACCCGTATTATGTACACTGAAGATTCACAATTTACATACAAGCCTAAAGGATTAGGTTCATTTGTAGGTGTAAGTAGATTCCATTATGAATCAAGAACCCCATATCATGGCTTAATGACATCTCCAGCAGATGGTAAAACATATCTTACACCAGATTGGATTGAAGTATTACCACAAACTACTCTTGCTGATATTAAGGTAGCTGAAGAGGAAACTCGTGGGAGAAAAAAAGGTAGTACTAAAATTGAAAATCCAAGAGAATGGAAATTTGAATCAAAATCAGATCCAGATAGCTGGTATGTAGTAAAGCAGGTTAGTGAATTTAAAGTAACTTGTAATTGTATGGGTCAATATAGAGCAAAAGACCGTAAATGCCGTCACATGAAAGAAGTGATGGAAGAATTAAATATTAAATAAATTATGCATAGATTAGAATTAGAAATAGAAATCAAACGTTTAAGAGTATTAATGAATCAAGCATTTGATGATGGTGATGAAGTTACTGGAGATCATTATATTGATGAAATTGATGTATTAGCTAAAATATTAAATAGTGGTATGAGTCAAGAAGAATACGCTAAATGGTTAAATTCAACAGAACACGAACGTGAAAATCATCACTTACCAATTGAAATTAGAGGTGCTGTTATTGATGCTATTAATAATGCCAATTTAAGCAAACGGATGGTAGATGAATGGAATTCATATCTTGATTTTGATTTACATGAAAAACTACAAACATATGGTTTTGTAGGTAGTGCTCGTTTAAATAAAATATTTGCAGTATAATATGAATGGTATCTACAAGTGTATTACTGAAAACGGAGAAATAGCCTACATAGGTTCATCAGGTGTTACTATAGATAGATTAGAATCCAATCATAGAAATTATTTCAAATATGAAAATGGATACGAAAGTGTATTTAGAAAAACCCTAAGAGAAGAAGGTAGCAATTGGACATTTAAGTGGGTTATAAAACCTTTTAATTGTGATAAAAAAACAATTGAAACAATTGAGGGAGCATTTATCAATGAATTAACCCCACTATATAACATAGATAAAAACCCTGTACGCTCATCTATTAAATATAAAAGATATAAATAATCAATAAAATGCTTGGTTACCCAAGATAGGGTTCGTATATTCACGGTGTTGAATAAGGCAAGAAGCCGTAAAATAAGAGTTATGTTAGATAATATTGATGTGCTAAAAATGTTAAAAAGGCTTACTGAAATATCAAATGAGTTTGAGGTATTAAATGAGTCAACTCAAGAGCGAATTACAGAGTACTTAGATACTCAAATCGCAATTGAGGAAGATGTTAATTTTGATCCATTTGAAACAGGTAAGCTATGACACTAAGAGATTTATACCAGTACTGTCAAGAAGTAGTTGAAAAACACCCTTCATTAGGAAGTGAAATTATGGAATTTTACGCTTTAGCCAATATGGAAGTTGAAGATGGTGAAAGCGAAGATCACGAATGTGAGTTAGCAGTAAGTGATATTAACGATTTAATTAATGATCTATGAGTAGAGGTAGACCATCAGAAGAAGCAGTAAGGAGAACTAAATATGTTCAAACGTGTTATGAAACACCAACCAAACCAGAATTAGGTTATAAATTAGTTTATCATTTTGATCTTGATAAATACCCTAATGGTGCATATAGAGTAGACCATTTCCCAGCTAAAGGTGAAAAATTCCCAGTTGTTAAACCTGAAAAAGGTAAAGCATACAATAAACAACCAGTAGTAATGGTCTTTAAAACGTCAAATCGTTCAAATGCTAAAACTAAAATGAAAGTTTGGAGAAACGAAAGTATTGACTGGATTATAACTCAAGATAAACTTGCTGGAGTTCCTAGTACTGCAGAAATATTAGAATTAAGTGTTGGATCTTCATTTATAGAAAAATATAAGTCTAAGTATAATTTATAATATTTATTTAAGATAAAAAACCTACTATTATGGCTTGTATACCTTGTTTAGAAAAGGAAAACCCTCAACATTTTTATACAGATGTTTTTACAGATGAAAGAGGTATATTTTATCCATCCCAATTAACTGAAGGTGAAGGTGTATTAAATAAAAAATGGATTCAATCTAATATTAGCATTAATCCAAAAAAATGGACTTTAAGAGGTTTACATTACCAAAAACAACCATACCAACAATCAAAATTCATTCAAGTAATACAAGGGGCTATTATTGATTTTATGGTTAACATAAAACCTGAAAGTAAAGAGTATGGTAAAATGCATTATTATGCTATTGAAGCTGGTAATGCAGTTTACTGTCCTGTTGGTTATGCTCATGGTTTTATTACTTTAGATACTAATACTATAATTCAATATTTTGTAGATAATGAATATAATAAAGAATCTGAAAATTCTATATTTTGGAACTCAATACCAGACATTTTGGAAACAATAGAAAGAGTAGATCCTAGATTTAGAGCTGAAGAATTAACAATATCTTCTAAAGATTTTAATGCAGAAAAATGGCAATAGATTTGTTTTCCTAAGTTATTTTTCGTATATTTATAACATATAAATAAAATTAGATTATGGCTACAAGAGCACTTATTGGTTATCTAAATCCAGACAATACAATTACTACAACATATAACCATTATGATGGTTACCCTGAAAATTTAGGAGTTGCATTAAATAAACACTATTCTACAGATGAAAAAGCTAAAGAAATAGCTAATATGGGATATGTTTCATTTGTTGACCCAGAAACAGGAGATATAGAAGCTAATAATCAAGAAGCACCAAGAACAGTTGGTGATAGTGATTTAGTTTCTTCCTTACAATATTTTAGAGATTCAGCGGATGGAACTGATTATGCTTATCTTTGGGCTCCACAAACTGGAGATTGGATGTATGCAAGACCTTCTATGAAAATGGAAGATTTTGTAGATAATTTTGCTTTAGGTATAGATTTTCAAGATGAAGACGATTTAGCAGATATGGATTCAATTGATAGTATGGAAGAAGGGTATACAACTAAATGGAAAAATTTCCTAAGTGAAAACGTAGTTGATGAAACTGAATTTAATTTCTTTAATACTATATTAGGAGATAAATACTCAGATGATGAAATTGAAACTTATCTAAAAAGCGATTCATTTATAGATGCATCAAGAGATGATGATATGGAAATGACAGTTGATAATTCTTCGAATTGGGAAAATGAATTTTTCGAATTTTTTGACAACACAGATATTTGATAAAAAAAACTAATTAGTTATGATCAAAGGACAACAGGGAGGTGATTTCTCCCAAAATGGTTATCAACAAACAATAGATGAACAAGCAGGTTTAGTATCAACACCTGTTCAATCTATAGATAAAACTACATCTCAATTTCACCCTCAAACCAACCAAATTCATCCTGAAATCCCTTCAGATAGTAGGCAACGTATGGACCTTGGAATGAATCCTGATACTGATACTGGTAACTTTAATTTACAGTTAAATAATCTAGAGGATTATAAACAACAATGGAATAAAAATCAAGCAGTAAATATTACTAATTTATTCCCTGAGACTCAAATAAATACACTTCATAATTATTATTTTAACCAACCTGATGATTGGTGGGATTTAATCTTATACCCCGATCCTGATTTTGATTATGAACAATCTGCTATAGATAATCCTTCATATTACCATATGTATAGGGCTAAATCTAATGATCCTAGTATACCTCAAAGAATAGCCCATTGCCATGATTTAAATAATCAAGGTATTTTTAGTTACATTTATAGAAGAACTAGTGATTTAAGTGTTCAACTACATTCATATTTAAAAATATTTCAAGATAAAAGATTTCTAGACTACTTGTCCAGCATTACTGGATATGAAAATTTAGAATACAGTGAAGGTAGTACCTTTATTTCTAATTATGGTCCAGGTCATTATAATGGTCCTCATACTGATGGTTCAAATGGAAGAATTGCATTTGTTTTTCACATGTCAAAAGGTTGGAAACCTGAAATGGGAGGTTTGTTTATGAGAATGGATTGGGATTGGAAAACTATAAACAAAACAATATCACCTCCATTTAATACTTTATCTATTTTTGATACAAAATGGGAAAATAAAGAAGGTGCGCCACATTTAGTAAGTGAAGTAGCACAAGGAATAAATAATAAAAGGATCAGCTATACAGGTTGGTATAAGTAATTATGGTAGAGACAGACGTAAAAATTGAATCATATTTCCCAACATCAATGGGTTATGGATGGAACACAGAATTAGCAAATCATTACTTACCTATCATTAATAAAATTTTAGAAGAACAAGCAGATACTGAGTTTTTTTGGAAAGGTAAAACAACTCATAACCAAGATGACTTTAGATTAGCAGAACACCCAGAAATGGACTTGATGAAAGAGTTTGTTTTTAATGTAAGCAAACAATATCTTGATCAATTGGGTTATGATTCAGATTTCTTAAAGGGTGAGATATTTTTAATTGCAAATGCTTTAGAAAAAGGTAGTTTTCATAAATCCCATACTCATTATAATTGTTTACTTTCAGGTGTTTGGTATCTTCAAGTACCAGAAAATAGTTCTCCATTAGAATTTGAAACTCCAGTATTTCCAGCTTTATTAACTCAAATCCCTAAAAAAGATAGTACAAATCCTTTAAATTGGACTAACACATATCTTTACCCGGCTACAGGTTATTACACCGTTTTCCCACCTTATGTGAGGCATGCAGTATTACCAAATGATAGTACGGAATCTAGGATAGCTATCTCATGGAATATATCATAAATTGTGATTGAAGACGAAAATATACAGTATAATCCAAAAGGAAATAAAACCTTATTAGTATCTTTTGGAGGGCTCCATCAAAAGATGGGTATGTCTATGTTTGAATTTAACTCATCAGTAAAAAATCTTAAAGTTGATTCTTTATTCGTAAAAGATCCTAAAAGAATTTGGTATCAAAATGGGATTTCACAAAAACATAATAGTGTAGAAAGTACAGTAGAATTAATTAAAAGCTATTCTTCTAAATACCAAACAACAATATGCATAGGAAACTCAGCTGGAGCCTTTGCTGCAATTTTATTTGGAACTTTATTAAATGTTAATCAAGTAGTTGCTTTTTCACCCCAAACTTTATTAAGTAAAGATCTAAAAGATTTCCCCTGGATGAAGGAATTAGATAATTTATACAAAGGTGATATGTATTGTGTAGATTTAAAATATCATTTAAGTAGTATTAATTATTCTACTAAAATTGATGTATGTGTCCCAGTACTTAATTCTTTTGATGTAAATCAATTTGATCATATAAAAGATATGCCTAACGTAAAGATGCTTCCTTTTAATACTGCAGATCATAACATGGGGGGTTATATTAAACATATAATGGGACTCGATAAGTTTTTAAATTCTTATATATCATAAAAAATTAGAATTAATTAACAAAAGTTTTATAATATGTATGTTAAGATAATTATAAAAAATATGAATAGTACTTACTTTTATATAAATAATAATTTGACTTTTTATTCAAAAAGAATAATTGAAGGTGGCCTTGGCCGCCTTTTTTTATTATATTCACAATTCATTAATATTAACTAAATTCAAAACAATGAAAAAAGGTAAATTCGCATTCCTATTAATTGGTATGCTATTTTCTGTTAACGTTGCTCTTGGTCAAACAAGTACAGACGCTGACATTAATGCCATTGATTCTGTAATGAATGCAACTATGCTCGAAGAGATAGTAGTTTCATCAGGAGTCATTGATCTTGCTAAAGTGAGAGAAACTCCAATAGCAGTATCAACAATCTCTATGGCAGAGATTTCTTTAAAGACTGGTAACTTAGAGTTCCCAGAAATTATGAACACAACTCCAGGTGTGTACGCTACCAAGCAAGGTGGTGGGTATGGTGATTCAAGGATCTCTTTAAGAGGATTTGATCAAACCAACACTTCATTCCTTATTAACGGGCAACCTGTTAATGATATGGAAAATGGTAGATTGTACTGGTCCAACTGGCAAGGTCTTACAGACGTTGCTTCTGGTATCCAGATTCAGAGAGGTCTTGGTGCTTCTAAATTAGCAGTCCCTTCTGTAGGTGGTACGGTAAGTATCTATACAAAAGCTGCTGATAAAAAAGCAGGTGGATCATTGACTCAAATGGCAGGTAACGATGGTTACTTTAAAACATCAGCTGTTTGGAATAGTGGTAAAAATAAGAGTGGATGGGCAACATCTTTCCTTCTAAGTAGATGGTTAGGTAATGGATACATTAACAGTACTGCAGGTGAAGGTTATAACTACTTTGCTGCTGTAGGTTATGCTCCAGAAGGTTCAGATCATAGCTTAAACTTTACCTTTTTAGGTGCAGGACAACAACATCATCAAAGAGACGTTTGGGTATCTATTCGTGATTATCAAAATTTCCATGGAGATAGAGATGATCTAGAAACTGGCGATATTAATCGTAGATGGAATTCAAATGGTGGTATGTTAAATGGTGAAGAGTTTTCTATGCGTAGAAATTTCTATAATAAGCCATTAGCAACATTCAACTGGGATTGGGAAATTTCAGACAACCTTAAACTAGTTACCTCATTGTATGGTTCAGCTGGTAGAGGTGGAGGAACAGGTCCAAGAGGTAATAACTATAGAGGATCTGCAACTGACATTTTACCTTTTAGAAAGGATTTAACAGAGCACTACCTTGAAGATGGTAAAGGTGCACGTGATTCTATTACTGGTGCTATTGATTTCGATGCAATTGTTGCAGCAAATCAAAGCTCAACAGATGGTTATACTGGTGATATTTCAGGATTTGATGGTCAAATGATAGGATCAAATGGTTTCCGCGATAGTAATGTTAATAGAGTTGTACTTATACGTAGAGCTTCTATGAATTCACATGACTGGGTTGGTGCTATATCTAATTTAGAAGGACAATTTGGTAATTTTAAAACATCAATTGGTGTTGATTTACGTTCTTATACAGGTTATCACTATCGTGTAGTAAATAACTTGATGGGTCTTGATGGATATTATTCAACAGGAAATAAGAATTCAAATGGTCAAATTATTAACACTACAGTTAATGCAAGTCCATTTAATAATACAGGATTAAACGGTCCAAAAATTGACTATTATAACGTAGGTGTTGTAGGATGGCAAGGTTTGAATGGTTTAGTTGAGTATAATAAAGACGGTAAGTACAATGCAGTAATTCAAGGTGGTTTATCAAATCAATCTTTCCAACGTAAAGATTATTTCGACCAACCAGAAATGCCTATCTCAGATGTTCATAATCAATTAGGTGGATATGCAAAAGGTGGTGTTAACTACAACGTTTCTGATGTACATAATATATTTGTAAATACAGGATACATTTCACGTCAAGCTCAATTTGGTGCTGTATTCCCTAATTATGGAAACACAATTAACCCAGATCTAGAAAATGAAGAAATTATTTCATTTGAAGTAGGTTATGGTTATAATGCTAAGAATTTAACTGTTAATGTTAATGCTTATTCTACTATATGGGGAAATCGTTTCCAAACAGTATCATTGAGTAATTCTCAAGGTGTTGATGGTTCAGCTCAATTTACAGATATTGATGTTCGTCATAATGGTATAGAGCTTGAAGCAGATTACTTTGCTACTAGTAAGTTGAGATTGAAAGGTATGATTTCTTTAGGTGACTGGAGATATACTAAAGATTTCACAGCAGCATTGTTTGATGATAATCAAGTTCAAATTGGTGAAGGTACATTGTACTTAAAAGGTGCTAAGGTAGGTGATGCAGCTCAAACTACTGCTTATTTTACTGCTGATTATAAGCTAATTAAATCTACTAGTATTGATTTAGGTCTTCGTTTAGTAGATGGTCTATATGCTGACTATTCAATTGTAGATGAAGAATTTTACACTCCTGATAATAGAGGTGCTGTTAAATTACCTTCTTATGGTTTAGTTGATTTAGGTTTAACGTCTCGTTTTAAAAACTGGACATTACGTCTTAACGTAAATAACTTGTTAGATGCTGTTTATATTGCAGAATCAAATACAAGTATTCATGCTGATGAAACTTCAACTACCTGGAACGGTGTTGATGTTCGTAATTCAGTTTGGTTTGGATTTGGACGTACTTGGAATGCTTCTTTGAAGTATAACTTCTAAGTTAACCAACAAATATAGTGGAGGGGGTTGTTTTTCAACCCCCTTTCTATATGTATGAATACACAACGCGCAGTACTTGCTCTACTGCTATAGTTACCAAAACTCGATCGGTAGTTATATAAGTTTAACCTTAAATTTTATTAAATGGAAATTTTAAGCAAAATTGGCTCTTGGGCCAACAAACTTACTGAGATAGGTATTTCAGTAATCTCTTTAGGAATAGTATTAGAAGTACTATTTGGCGGAGCCAATATTCCCTTCTGGAAAGATATATCTGTTGTAGATAATATCATGGGAATTTTAGGCAATTTAGACGCAGCAGGCTTACTTGGATTAGTAGGTGCGTTTGTATTATTTAATATCCTGAAAAAGTAAGTAAGGATTAATTAAAAATTAAGAAGCCTCGCGAAAGCGGGGCTTTTTTTTATGGGACATGTGGTTATCGTAAAAATTATTCGTATATTTATGTATATGAAAAAGGTAGAAAAAATCATAGTAACACATGAAGAAATTAAGATGGCAACCCGTCCTAATATCTACCGTAATAAAAAGAAATATACTCGCAAAGAAAAAGCGCGAAATATTTGGTTACCTGAAGAATAGTTCGTATATTTACAGGGTAAATAAGGATAAATTATAAAATAAAGGTTATGGAAATGCAGTTAGATTTGTTTCAAGGAGTTGTTTTAAATACAAAACAACAAACTCAACTAGAAGAATTTATTAATAATCAAGTAGTTAGAGCACAAAGTGCTAAAATTAAAAATGAGGAAACAGAAATTGCATTAATTGATGCAGGTTTTGTTAAAGGTGTTGATTTTAACAATAATTTTGAAATATATAATGTAGTTGAAGATGTTGAATTAGGTTACAGCTTTAATAATTCTAATTTCCTAGTTAATGATGTTAGCTACACAGGTAAGCGTGGTGGTATTAGTTTTTTAAGTAAGCGTTACAGCCGTGAAGATGATAAAATAGTTGATATTGAAATTAATTGGTTTGATTTTGCTAATGGTAAATTTGAATGTGAGAGCTTAATGGGTAGTTACCGTAAAGTTAAACCAGCTACTTTACTTGCTAAATTAAATTTTAAACGTGATCGTGCTGAATACGACATGGAAGAAACTCGTAGAAGTAATAGAGGTTTTGAGATTGCTTTAAAAACTTTACGTAAAAAATTCCCAACAGCTAAATTTCATATCTTTACTGATTATGATCGTTACAGTAGAAAGTTTGTTAGTACTCAACGTGTTAAAGGTCAATTTGATAATGGTAGTTACATTATACTTAATGTTCATAGTAATGGTGATTACAAAATTGCTAAAAAATACGATGCTGCATTAGCTACAATGAAGAGTGATCAAGTAATGGAATTCTTTACAAATCAAAATAAATAATCATGAAAAAGAAATTAAAGTCTAAATTATTAACGTACTTATTTACCGATTGGGTAAAAAATGAAGTTGATGTTGAAACATTAACAATGACTAGAAATATGATTGAATATCGTAGAGTTGATCTAGTTGGTTACAAACCCCAAATTGGGTTTAAAACAGGCAAAGTTTAATAATAAAAATAATAACATGAATTTTACTTATAAAGAAGGTTTATTAGAAAAAGGTTTTAACAGGTGTCGTCAATATATAGATGAAGGCGAATTAGATAAAGCCCGTGATACAGCTGATTATTGTATAGCAGTAATTGGAATGGAGCGTTGGGAAAATGATGCTGCAGCAAACGATAAATTAGATAACGTTACTATTAAAGTATGGTTAAAACGTTTCTGGGTTGATATTTTAGAAAATAATAATTTATTATTAGCCTAATGGAAACCCTTACTGCATATTTATTAGTAGGGATAATTTGGGATATCCTTTATAATCACATTGTTGATAAAGTTAACACTGAATATAAATTAAGTACTTCAGAAAGAACATTTTCACTCTTGGCTTGGCCAATTGTTGTTAGTATATTTCTGTATCACTTCATTAAAAGTTATATAAAAAATGATTAATTTAAAGTCATTAAGTATTGGTTTAGTTTTATTTTTAATAGGACAAATATTAGCTTGGTATCAAACCAATGGGCAATTTATTTCTTCCTGGATTAAGGAAAATCCACTCCTTGTAGCATTAATAGGAGGTATACCAGTAGGATATTCTTATATTTTAGGTACAACCTATATAGTATCAGCTTTTAATGGAGAATTATGGCCATCTCGTCTACTTGGATTTGCTATGGGGGTGGTAGCATTTACCTTTTTGGCTTATGCACATTTAGGTGAAACAGTTACAACAAAAACTTTAGTTACTTTATTATTAGCATTCGCAATTGTATTAATTCAAGTATTTTGGAAATGAGGGAAGGAGAAACAATAGAATATTATGGTTTTAAGGCTTCTGATTTAGGTAAATTTAATGAGTGGCAAAACGTTCAAGCTCAACTGAGGGAAATTTTTCCTCATTTACCTAGTAGTGAATTAGCTGAACGTTCTTATAAATTGATTGAATAGAAAATACGTGAGTTTAGATATTAGAACAGCATTTAAAAGTTGGTATGTAATTGATAATGATGAACACCTTAAAATGGGTTCATTTGATGATGCTATGGCAGTAATGGAAGCTAGAGCACGTAATAATAAAGGAAATCAACTCATAATGATGAGTGATAAAGAATATTCAACTTGGGATAGACGTAAAACAAAAAGAGGAAAAAATAAGTAAAACTTATTTGGATTCCCTAAATATTTTTCGTATATTTACATATTAATAATAATAATTAAAGTTATGCCACAAATACTTCCAATGATATTAGTTGTAGCTGCAGTTTTTGTTTTTTCCCTTTTATTTGGGGATTGGGAAGATATTTTCCCAAAACGTAAAAGTAAAGTCACTATGAAATTTGGTGATGATAAAATTACTTATGATCGTAAAACTGGAAAAGTTACTAAACATAAATAAGTTATGGCTAAAAGAGGTAGGAAAAAGAAACCAAGTCAATTTAAAGTAGGTGATAAAGTTACCTGTACTAAAGAACCAGGAACATGGGAATTAGTTTGGTACCAAGAAGGTGATGATACCTGTGGTATACAAAATACCAAATATAGAATGCTTGCAAAAGTAAATCAATTAACTTTAGTATGAATATAACTCAAGAATCAAAAGAAATGCCTAACAACCCAATAAGATTATCAAACAGATACGGAGACGTTTACACATTCACTAAACAAGAGGATGGTAATGTATTGTGGGAAGGTGAATTCAAGCATTGCAGATTTGGATGGCCTAATGTATACAAACATGCTTACCAGCAGTACTGTAAGGATGTAGGTTCTCAAGGTGGTCATCCAATGCACATTGAAAGCTTTAAAGAGCAGGTACATGAGATGTTATACAACGAGAATGATGAGTATGTAGGTCCCGGACCCATCACAGCTCAATATGGACAGTTAGTATACTCAGATACTAAGACTGTTAATATGGTTGATCCAAGCGGAGGTCCTTACCTCAGTACTCATACAAACTTAGGAGAACGCTTTGACAGTGAAGAGTTAAAGGGATTGTGTATCAGTTCATTCAAAAGAGTTGATACGGGATACTTGATTGAAACATATGGAGAGTTTGACCATTTAGCTGATACTAAGATTATAGGAGGTATAATTAATACAACAGAATAATAAATAAAAATAAATAAACATGAAAAAATTTAATGTAAGAAAATGGCTACCAGTATTAATTGCTTTAGTAGCATTAGTTTACTCAGTAGGATTGGGTTTAACAGGTGAAATAGAAGAAGCACAATATTCATCTCATTGGCCAGGTACTTTAATCTTATTCTATCTACTAATAGACAAAATTAAAAACACGAAAATATAATAGTTATGAGTTTTGCAATGTATTTTGTAGGTTTTGTAATTTTTGTTCTGTATATGTATTTTACTATTTGGAACATTAACAATGGTTCTAAAAAAATGGAAGAAGATTATTACCAAAGACATAAACAACCTAACCCATCTGATACCCCTAAAAAGTAATGATGTCAAAACGCAGACGTAAAAGACAATCTAATAAGAATTCATTCTTGCTAGATAACCAATACAATGAGGAATTCATCTATGATGGTATTCTTTATAGTGTATGTCATAAATTAAATGATATGGTTTACGCTGTTGGCATTAAGAAAGGTAGGCATGGTAAGATGATAGCAGGTGGTGCTATAGAACATTTTAGTAACGGAAAATTAATACCTAACCCACGCACATGAAATATATTGAATTAACAGGATATGGAAATCATAAACTCCATTTAATTCCTATAAATGCTATAGTTTCATTTTCATTTGAAAAAATAGATGATACAAATGATGGACCAAATCATTTTAGCACCATCCAGTTTTCAAGTGGAAATACTCTTAATGTAATAGAAACAAAAGAAGAAATACATAATATCCTAAACAAAATTGGAGGTGAATTTATAACTTCAGACTCGTCTCACCAAATACAAATCAATGGCTAAATTAAAATCAAAATACAGACGAGAACAATCTGAATTAATAGAAACATTGGAGGAAAATGGTAGAACAACTGCTGTATTAGAACTCAGAGTATTAGAAACCTCTAAGATAAAGGGGCATTTAATTTACCACTGTATTTATTTGCATGGAGGTAAAATAAAGGATACTCAAATTATAGCTAAAGATATTACTGATGCAATGAGCAGACTAGAGCCCTTTATAAATGCAGGTACTTCCTCCTCAGTAGTGAATTACATATTAAGTAGTGAACATCTTAATACCGATAAATGAATATACAATTAATCTACGGATCTGATACAGGTAACACTGAAACCTTTGTTGATACATTATTATCTCCACTACTAGAAGATAATGGATTTAACATTGAAGCTATTCAAGTGGATGTAGTATTTGAAGATACCTGGAAAGATAATGATAATTTTATTTTAGGTATACCTACTTGGTATGATGGAGAATTACAAAGCAGTTGGGAAGACTACTTTAGTATGTTTAAAGAAATAGATTTCACAGGTAAAACAGTAGCTATATTTGGTTTAGGAGATCAATTAGGATACGAAGAATGGTTTTGTGATGGGATAGGAATATTAGCTCAAGTTGTTCTTAAAAATGGAGGTAAAGTAATTGGTTATACTGAAAACGATGATTCGTATGAATTAGATGAAAGTCCTAAGTCTCTAGTTGATGAAGATACTTTTTATGGTTTGTGTATTGATGAAGATAACCAAGATGAACTCACAGAAGAAAGAACTAAAGAGTGGGTTAAGCAATTAAAAGAAGAATTCATTTAAATAGTTAAACAATATAGAAATGCCACCACCACTAAGAGGAAAGGGTTGGATGTTAAGACAAGATCCTAATAAACCAAATAATGATTGGGTTTGGCTATTAATACTAATAATCGTAAATGGGGGTTGGGCAATACCTTTACTGTTAATAGGAGCATGTGAGAAAATATTTTAGAAAGCTTTATAGACAGTTTGTAATAAAATAATATGTATATATAATCAATTAGTTATGAATATAATTAACAATCAACTCCCAGATGACGAATGGGATTATTATAGCGGGCTTCCAAACCCAACATGGTATGAAAGAAAGGCAAATGAAGAAATTGAATATGAAGAAGATGAATGGTTACAAATGGGGCACTCATGATAGGTAACATATTTATATTCTTCTTTTTCATTATCTTACTGTTCGCATGTCTTGGAGCTATTGGAGATGAATCATAATGAAAAATAAAGATCAATGGATGTCATGGTTAGGATTAATAATTGTCTATGCTTCCATTTTCCTTTATGTCTATACTAATATATTAACAGAATAATTTATGGATGAGACTAACAAACATTTAATTCAAGTAGTTGCAGGTGTAAACGTAAAACACATAGATGGTATACCTCATGTTTTACTTGGCTTAAAAACGCATGGTCATTGGGAATTTCCAGGCGGTAAAATTGAAAACACCGAATCACATTCACAAGCAATGGAGCGAGAATGGATGGAGGAATTAGGTGTAAATGTTACTATGGATGATAATCGTTTTGGACATGCCAGAAATGGTATGTTTGATATTTGGTTCTATGAAGTAGATGTAGACGAAGCATCAGGTAACCAAGAACCAATAGCTAAAGAACACGTTGAGGTAAAGTATTTTAATTTAGATGAAATACAAGAAGAAATGCTTGGGCAATGGGTTCCTAAAATGAACGCCACCAATAGAGTAATGATGAGTAAAGTACTTAGTAAATATAAGTAAATGGATATAAGTGGAGATGCTATAATATTGTATACTACAATAGTATTTGCTTTAGGAGCAATGAGTGGGTTATTTATAGCTAAAATAACAGATAAAGATGAATGAAATTGAATCCATAACTACTCTTTACTATGTAGTATATTGTATGGGTGTTTTTGCAGGTGGATTTACGTTATTAAGAGCAGCAGACAGATCAGATAAAGAGAATAAACGACGTAAAAAATAAATGGACAAAACATTTAAATGTCCTCCAGGACAAGAAGAATTAACAACAAACTTCCAACATGAAATCTATTCGGAAAACGAATATAATAGGTTTGGAATGGGGATTAAGGAAGGTGATGTGGTATTGGATTGTGGTGGTAACGTAGGTGTATTTACTCAGTATGCACTCGATATGGGAGCATCTCAAGTATTATCTTACGAATGCGACGAACCACACTTTAAATGTTACGAGGAAAACATTACGAACGATAGAGTTAAATGCACTATGGGTTTTGTAGGTCACGGTCATTATGATTTAACTAAGATATTTGAACAACACCAAATCGATAAGATTGACTTTGCTAAAATCGATATTGAGGGAGCAGAATGGGATATGTTTACTCATATGAAGGTAGAGGATATGTTAAAGATAGATAGGTGGGCAATAGAGTTTCATACATACTATTTTCATCAAGGCTATAATAATAAATTCAAGGTAGATAAGTTGTGGGATTTTTTAAAGATATTAGAGATGTTTAGTGTGAATGGATATGAGATTAAGTTCGAGCACGTACATAAAGCTTGGGATCCAATTCATTTGTATGCAAGAAAAGCAAATTAATCTTTTTATAGATAGCACACCCCACTTTCCTACGTATATACCTTTAGACAACATATTTGAAATGATTAACGCGGAAATTCATTAGTGACCTGGGAAACAAACAACGTATCGACTCACACTTGGTACGCGTTAATACCAACTAATAACCACGTTTTAAACGCAAGATATGTACGTTACCTAACGCAATGTGTGGTCGACCAATGTCACGTGTGATATACAAATATAATTAGATAAGTAGATGCGTAGATTCATATATAGTAGGTGAACAACTATGGTGGTGTTATGTGGTCTAGGTTTTGAGTGACGTTAACCCTCATTCAGCGCGAGCCAACCTATTCCCTCCTACTACAAAAGTATATATGAACACGACTTTTTTCACATCTATTCACAAATATGTGGTGGTGTGACTCGGATATGAACAACGCTCACGGGTGAAGGGGGTAAGGCACTGATAAGAAATGGGTAATAAAATTTGGAGACGCAAATCTCCGTTCGTATATTTACAACGTAAATGATGATGAAGCACTATTAATTGATCATTACGTAGTGATATCTCATTTATAGGGGCTGGCCGATACAGAAGGTGGTATACGGATGCATGCAATAAAAGAGGTTCGATTCCTCCCGGCCTCGCAAGTTAAAT